TTGACATTGGTTTTTTCTCCTATTTGTTTGTAAAGTATACTGTGCGTTCCACAGCATCTAATGTATCACTCTTGCTCTAGCTTGTCAAGAGTTTTTTGGTTTTTTTGAACTACGTTAGTATGGGCAACGCAGAACCCAAAATCGTTATAAGGTGTTTCATAGATTGCATATGACAGCTTTCGATAAGCATTGCGAGGCTTGTCTTTCAACATTCCAACAATTCGTCTATGCAGCCCTCCCTCGGTTTCTAATCTTTCGTTATTGATAGCTAAATAATAACACAGTTCTCTCGGGCTGTCAAGGTCAAAAAGCCACATTTCTTCAAGATTTTTAACATTAAGACCTGCGATGGAGCGAATCCTGTTTATTTCCGCGGGCTTAGCGACTTGACCAATTTCTGGCTCAGAGTGTGCAAAATAATTAAGGTGGTGAATTGTTGAGAAGATAAAGTTATTCATGCTGTCATAGTAGCTTTTAATTGGCAAATCTCCCATCGATGCTTCGATATTTAAATTTGAGATAAGTGTGATTGAGTTAAGAAGTCCAGAGCGAGAGTATTCTTGCAAAACGCCAAATACAGTGTTTTCAATTAATACAGGAAACCCGGTTAACAACTCAGTGTCAGGCTTAATATAAATAACGTCAACTTTCTTTTTATGAAGCTGTTGCAAAACACCCAAAGAGTAATTAGAGCTATATGAACCACCAACAATAATAAACTGTATATGATCGTCAACTTCAGAAAAGAATTTTTTTAAATCTGGTATATTTTGCTCATACTCTTCTGGGTGCTCAAAAGACTTTAATTTGAAGTTCTTTTTCGAGTTTCGCTTAACACTACTGTTAAGTTTATACACATTATACTGTGGTGTAGAGGCAAAGCATTCCGCAATTGAGCTTGCGGCGTTACCAAGTCCAATAATCGAAATCATATATCCAACTCATCAAGTGAAAATAAATCTTTACCACCACTCATGTTACACAAATATCCATCTTCAAATTCTGATTTTATTTTTTGTATTAAATCTCTATCTTCATCACTATAGTCAATAACTAATTCGTCATGAATAATGAATGAAATAAAAGATTTACGACCCTCTAAGATTTTATCTATTTTTACCGCTTTTTCAAGAACCCTATCAGCTGTTGTGCTTTGGATCAAGTAGTTTAAAGCTTTTCTTGGCTCTACCTTAATTTTTCTGTTGTATGGGGTATTAATATAGCCGTTTATATAATACTTGTCAAGAACTTTTTCCTTATCGTAGAAAGTAGTCTCAATATCATCTGATTCTGGATTGTATAACCAAGCAAAGAACCTGACCTTACATTCTTCTCGTGTAACTTCTTGTTCAAAGAGATGCAACGTGTTCCATTGGTGTATATCAATATCCGGCTGCGGTTCTCCACTCAGTTCAAGCAGCGTCCTAACTTCAGCACCGTTGTAATCTAAACTAATAAACAAATCATTAACTGGTTTAGCTATCTTTCTATATTCTTTTTTAACTGTCAATATCGGGAAGCTTTCCTTGTTGGTGGTTAACCTTCCGGTCACGGTGCCAAACATATTATAATCAACAAAGCGGTAATTATTTACCAATTCTTGCAGCTTCATTCTGTGGATGCTAGATGTCATGAGTTCTCGACAACCATCTACACTTAGGTTTAATTCTTGATATTTTATTTTTTGAAGCAGCTTTTGAACATTCTCTAAGTGTTGATAATTTTTAGGAATTTGGTAATTTTCAAAGACGTGTTCAGTAATTTTATTTTTTATTTCACAAAATTGAGCCAAAAAATCATGCGGAATCATATCGAAAACACAATGGTCGTTCATATTTATTTTGGCAATCTTGAAAGACTTTATGTATGCTGTCATCTTTTTTTGTGCTGCCTCAAGCTCAGGCAAAAGTTCGTCAGGGCAGCATTCTGCTAAGTTTTTTCCTTCAGCAATAATACTGGCATATTTAATTTTTTCGTTGCTTACTGAACCTGAATATTTCCAAGTTTTAGTAAGGTTTGTCGGTATATTATCAAAGTGCATTTTACCATCTACATAAACCCCAATGCACTCTGTTTTATCATCAATAGTTTGAAAAATCACTGTTATCGTCCGTAATAATAATGTTCTCGACTGTTCCTTCTTCAAAGGCCGCCGCCATTTTTGCCCTATCTGCATTAACAGTATATGTCAATGAACCTCGTTTGTCAAATGTTTTATTGATAATACTTTCGAATTTTTCATTAATAGAATTTGTTGCGCCGGTTGAATTAAAAATTCTGTTTTGTTCTTTTATAATGTTGCTGACCTCGTGTTCTGGCATCATTGGTTGTTCTTCATATATTCTAATTTTGAGATACAAGTCTACAAAATAACTTGCAGGATATCTTTCAAAAAAATCAGACGGATTATAGTTTTGCGTTTTAATAGTCATTCTTTTAGTGCTACCGTCATCACAATTTACGGTTTTGTGATATTTTTGTGGTCTAATGTTGTTATATAGATCCAATAACATTTTTCCTAATTCTTGCAGCCCTTTTATTGACGCATATGAATATTGTTGCCCTAATATCTGTTCAACATTATTTAATCCATATCTTTTCGCCACCTCGATGCAATGCTCAGCGCCAATATCAGCCACGATTCTCCACGGACAGTTATAGTCTATCATAAACCCATAAGAATCACAAGCGTTAACAAAAAACCTCCAATTTTTACTTTTTACAAAATTATTAATCTTGTCTAAATCATTGTCATAGCTAAGATTTGCAATCTCTATAGCCAAGCCGGTATTTAGAACATTACAATTATTGCTCTTAATGTAGCCAGTATATGTTAAAGGTTGTTTTGCGGCAGATATTTTGATTATTGGCATCAGCAAATTGATGAACTCATCAAAATCTTTAAATCTAATTAGATTTTTTTTGAAATGATTTTTAAGCGCGTTAAAATATACAAGCTTGTATGTCTCATATTGCGCTTCTGGGTCCACATATGCTTTATATGCTTTTAATCTAGATAAAAATGGGTCGTTAGCGTCTATTTTTCCCGTTGTCGAGCACTTATCAAACTGCAAAACCATTTCGTTAAACAAATCAGCGACGAAATTTACAGCTTTTACCGGCTTGAGAGAGTCGGCGGATACGCCCACGTATTTTAACGACGAGTTGGAAACAGTGATCGGCACAAAACGTCGATCCATTCGACCAAACAATATCTTTTCTCCATCTAAAAACGAAACAACGTTTTTAAATCTTGAGCCATGAACTAAGTTTTTATACAGTAATCTTTTGTTAAATAAATTTTTTGATGATCCTCTGTTTGATTTAGTAAAGTATTTTGACATTGTGTTTTATCCTATTGGGCCTGAGAGTTTTCTTTACGCGGAAGAGTGCACTTGGTAATCTCGGTAAGTGCGCTAGCATTTGCTTGTTCGGCCCTGTTTGCTTCAGTTTCTATTTGAGCAACCCACTTAGCATAAATTTTGCTATTAGCTTCGCCGGCGGCAAAATTGTGTGATGAGCGATATATCATATAGTAGCCACCAATACCAAATTTTGTTAAATCCATATCGGCGCCAGGGTCAAATCCTTGAGGTGGTATGTAGATGTAGGTGCCGGGAAAAGCGTTGACATTTGCATAGCAATCAATCTCAACATCATATACCACTCTTAACTGTTCTAGCCCATCATAACCCTCTTGTTCAAATCTAACTTCTTGCAGCCCGGGAGTTTGTGTTTTTTGCAATTTAATATTTTTTACAATACCCTTATCTCTACCTAAAATATAGTGGAATATGCCACCTTGCAAATCTTGCGCCATATCGCCAACCATACGATCCGCAGGTCTTGTCCTGGCGGCGAAGAAAACAAAGTAATTTATTTCGTGGGAAAGGGGCGCATAATTGCTCTCTTCACCGGCCACACCAGATATGTTAATTAATGGTAACGATGTAATTTCGGGATCATTTAGAAATAATCTTGATGGAACACCACTTTTTCGCTGGCGCTTAAGTCTAGCCGCTTTTGTCTCTAAAAGAGTGGTGATTTCATCTTTAGATTTTCCACCGCGTTGTTGATATGCATATGATGTCAGCACGCTTTGGTTAACTCTAACTTTCTGTGAAATATCGAAATTAAAACATGTTTTAGAATTTAAAAAATTATTAACGAGATTGTTGAATAAGTCATTTAAGAATCTAGGTAAAGAATATACTGTCTCATCGTTTTTTAAGGCAGTGGAGGCTAAAAACTCAGCAAAATATCTAACAGATATCGGAAGGTCGCCAAAATTAACAAAGGTCGTTCGGTAAGGTGTCTCTTCGGCAACTGGTTCAGCTAATTCTACTGGCCCTAGCAAGATTCTTAATCTTTTAAAGTTGTTCAAGTATTTGTTTAAATCAGCGATTTTTTCGCTAAGATCTGATTCCTCAAATTTCATGAACATGTCTTCTTTTCTAACCTCTGACGTGATGTTTTCTTTCAAATATGTTAGCTCTTTTTCGATATTTGCCAATACTACATCAACTAAATCACTTAAATAAAAGAATGTTAAATAGTGTTGTCCGGGTTCAAGTGCCACTAGAGAGCTTCTTAGTTTATTCATGGCTTCTTCACTAGACACTTGGTCTTCGTCATCAACGGCAGCTGCTTCTTCTAACGCTTGTTCGACTCTTTCAGCAGCATATTCTGCTTGTTCAGTGCCAGTTAATATTTCTGGGACATAACTGGTTCCTATGCTATATTCATCTTCTAATACATAGCCATCATAAGCCGCGAAGGGGCCCATAGAAGTAAACTCTCGAATATTTTCCAATGGTAAATTGATGTAGTGTATTCTGTTTAATTCAACTAATGTGTTTATAATACTCTGCACAGCTATTGTCTTTTCTGTGCTGGCAATTTGTGCGTATTCTCTTTTTAGTTCATTAAGTTCTTTAGTGTTACTTTCAGAGCATTCTTTAGTATATTTTTTGGTTTTTAATTCTCTTTTTGTTCGATTCATACCATTTCGACCGGATGGATCAGCGAAAACATTATAAGCTCTATCGTCAAAAAAGTCTTCTACATATGCTAAATAATTAATTTCAAAAATAACTCTCCCTTGCTCATCAAAGTCAAAATTATGAACCGTAGGGGTCAGATTAAGAGTTACATAAGATTCTTTTACTGCGTCTTTTACTTCTCTGTTTGTATATATTCCGCTTGGTTCGGCTACATTTGCATGCTTTGGCTCAGACCAACCTACTACCGCCTTTAATCTAAAATTTAGTTTTGATTTATTTACATTTTCATTGACTATTTTTTGCCACTCTGTTGGCTTCATGTCTTTGTTTATTGTTTTTGAGAATGTTTTTATGGCTAAATCGACATATTTGTAAAGAGCTGGCTGACCGGGAGCCGGTGTTCCTTGGTCTTGATCTATGGTAGTAGTTTCTCCCGGTCGATCTTCAAATAGTTCGTTAAAACTATTAGCAAAAATTTTTAAGTTCGCTTTAATACTTTTCTTGGCTGAAAATGGATTGCTTCCATCATAGGTAAACGTAAAGCTTTTTAAGCCTACCCCAACGCCACGAGCCTTGGTTGATTTAAATAAATCCATTTCGTCTTTAGAGAAAGATGAGTTAAATCTCATTTCAACTTCAGTCTCATTTCCTTGTTCATCATATTGCACTTTGAAAAGTCTTATTTTTGGTTGCATATTAGAAAGCATCCAATTGTCAATATCAAAAAACGCAGCGTGTTTTGGGCTTTGAGTCAATCTGTTAATAAAGCCATATGCATCTCCGTTGACTTGGAGACTGGCGTTATATTGGCCCGGTGTTTCAGTGGTGACCCCAGAAGATAGCGGAAAACCACTTACGGTATATGACATTTTTTTATGTGTAGAGCCAGCACGGGGAACACCGTTAGAGACATAGTCTAAATAATTTTTTTTGTGTTCTGCTATTGTTGAAACAAAACTCAATAAGAAACACTGCTCTCTGAACAGCACCCTTTCTTCACTTCTGGCGATAAACGCTGCCGGAGTTACGTCTTCTAAATTGGCTTTTGCTGCATCGATAGCAGCGTTTAAGGAGCGGTTTTTGAAATATCCAAATAGGCCTTCGCTAGCCATTTCGCCCATAGACGCTTCGGCTAAATCAAACTGAAGGTCTGCTTCTTCGGCTTTTTCTAATATACAATCGGACGCTTGTTTGATTTCAAGCATTATGTTATACAATTCACTGATTTTTGTTTGAATAGCTTGAACGTCCGTCAATGCTGGAAAATACGTCGATAGTTTTTGTAGTGCTGCGTTGGCACTGGCATAAATTCCGCTAACGGTTAGTCGCGATACTTCTGGTGCGAATACTCCATTGAATAACCTCTGCGAAGCCATAGTTTGTAAGTTTTTTGTTGCAACAGAGTTCCTGGGCAAGAGATAGGTGGCAGCCTTATTAAATACGGCATGTGGAGAGCTTCTATATGGTATATCATATAAATCTTGCTTGGTATTTGGTCCGTGATTTTTCATAGAAATGGACATCCAAGCGTTTTCTGTGTCGCCTGACTGTAAGGAAGCCATTTCTTGATCATTTGGGGCCCTTGAAGCAATAAAGTCAGCTATCCTAATAAAATTTATAATCAATCCTGCCCAGTAAAACGGAAAGTTTTTGAGATTTCCAGATACTGGCTCACCATATTGATCGGTAAAATTACCACCATCATCAACATAAACTCTTTCCGGATACTTTAGAGTTTCACCTAGTCCCGCTTGAAGTCCGATTGGCAACATTAAGCCAAGTCCTGAAAAGTTGGCTGGCATCACTGTCGGTGAAACAACTCCATTTTCAGCTTCTTCCCACGACATAGTGGATAGTCCATATTCATCTGGCAACTCATCTCCATATATTGAGGATATTACTATTCCAGTGTCAAGACCAAACCAGTCAGCACGCGATATTGGTGGATTAGGCACTGATCCAGGATTAATGATTGTGTGCCTAGAGGTCATGGTGTCTATATCATAACCTTCTACAAATATATTATCTACTGCTTCTTTTTTCCAAAAATCTTCAATTCCTATTTTTAATTCAACAGCCTTATCTTTGTAAATTTGTGCACATTCGGCAAACTCACCCGTGATAGGGGCAAGGTTCTGAGTTAGCACATCACCAACACCACCTTCGGCTTCAAAAATATGTGCCATTTTAGCTTTTTCATATTCGTAATCCATCAACTCGGAGGGTGATGTTGAATCCCCCAAAGCTTCAACCGGCACTCGACAATTATTGCGCATCCACCTGTGAGCGGAGGCGCCTTGTTCATAAGGCACAACACCAACAATATAGTCAACAAAATCTGGCTCTAATGTGCTAAGCGTCGACTCGTTCTGTATTATCTGAGTAGTTAAAGCAGACTCACCCACCGCATACGCATGAGATGTGTTGTTAATATCTATCGCGTGACCGGTGCGGCCATAAAAAGTAGATACAAGGCTCTTACAAGTGGTGCTGTATGGGTATCTTTCTGTTACATCGCTAGCATTCGAGCCAAACCATTCGAATTTATTTGGAAAGTTTTCTGCTAATTCTTCTTGAGCGTCTGCATCTGGATATGGCACTGTTGTATCTGACATCTTAGTAGACTCCAAGGACCATTAATATTTTTTCTAAATTTAGTGGTATTTCGATGTAATCTCCAGGAAATATGTCAGCTTCTGTGAGATATCCGTTATACCAAGCAATTACCCACCAGTATTCGGGGTTACCGTAATACTTGTGTGCAAGGTTGTAGTATCGATCTCCCAGTTTCCAGATATATCCTGTAGACTCTAACGATGCTCTTTCTGAGATCGTTGGATTTTTCATTATGGGAGTTTCTTGGTGTTTTATGTTTTTAAGATTTCCTCTTTTCTTACGCAAAAAACTGTAAAACTCAGTATCATTATCGATGTTAAATATTCTAATATATCTAGAGGCCATAATTATCCCTATTTAATCCAAGACCAGCGATCTTGGCGCTCTGCTCTTGCTTCTTCAGCGGTGCTGTAAGCGTCAATACTGGCTTGGCGAACGTTTGCACCGGTGGCGCCTTTTTCTGTTGATCGGAGGGCGCCGGCGTATGCAGCGGCCTTTTCTGAATTCTTAACTTTTCCTTTTTTAAGGCGCCTTTGCAGTCTTTGCCCTCTTTTATTAAGAGTTCCATCAGCTTTTAATAATTTTGCTTGCGCAAGATCTTTAGCTGCTTGCAAGGTTCGTTCATCAGCCTCTTCTTGCCGTTGTTGTCTAATACCTTCCGTATAGCCGGCTGCTTCTTCATGTTGCGCTGCTAAAAGCGACTCTTTGTTTCCTCTACCGGATTGTTTTAATGAACTTACTAGGTCTGTTCCATATGGGAACAATTCATCTGCAAAATTAACATTACCTTTTTCATCATCAGACCAACCCAAGTTATTCTCATGCAAAGCCTTGAAGTCAATTGTTACTTCTATAGCTTTTGGTATGACTGTCCCTGAAGCTATATGAAATACGCCATAATCTGGATTGTCAAGATTGTGGTTAATCGCAACGTTGGTTATCGCCCCCAATAAGCCACTGGTGGAGTTTGCAAGCCCCAGCGTAAGCGCATTTAAATCTCCTTGGGTTGCCACATTATTATCCATGTTATTAGAAATCAAGTTCATCAGTTTAAGTCTAATCAAGGGTGATTGAGAAATAGTTAGTGCATTTCCAATATCACTGTAATTGGGATATAAGAACGATACTAATTTTTGCACTTTTGCAAGGTTTTCGTAACCTTCACCAGTTGTTGCCGCAGGAATAATAAACGATAAAGTAATTGACCGAGTGGTTTGCTTAAACATTCGAATAGGGTCAGAGCGACCAAAAACCGACTCTTCAGCCCAATCACTATTGTAAGATTCGTTAAACGCTTGGATAAATGCCTTAAAGTGCACCATTCGTGAACTAGGCACATGTTCAAAACTAATTGTTAGTCCATCGTTCGCAAGAGCATCAGAACCATCTGCATAGAATAAGTTTCCTGCATTCGCTTCAACTTCTTTCAAACCCGCATTTGGTCTTTTGGCCATTTCGCCAAGTTTACTGGCATCAAAAAATTTGTCATCAATGGACATTTTGGTTCTCCTTAGTTTTACTCGTAGTAGCCGTCGCGGCACGTAAGGCCATCTGCTTCTTCGTATATACTAATTACCTTATTCTCAAAAAGATCAGTATCGAATTTGATTAATACCTCTCCAATCTTTCCTCGCGGTGTTGTTCCTGCTGCTGTATTGTTGTTAGTTCCTGTGTTTGTGGGAGATATTGGCCTTTGTGTTCTGCTAGCTTCCGAAACCGCTGTGGCTGTTAAAGCTGTTTGATTAAGAACTGCATCGAACATGATAGCTTTGTCAGTATCAATCTCGTCTATCGCTTTTGCAATTAATTTGATTTGTTTTACAACTGCTTTCATTTCTGAAACCGATGTGCCGGCTAGCGATTCTGTGAAAAGTGCAATTGCTTGGAGATCGTCAGTTGCGATAAACTTAAGCGCTAAACCTAAAGCTCCCATACCAACCGCCATCGCGCCAAGTCCAACACCGGCTAAAAGCAACAGAGGGGCGCCCAACGCTAATGACGCAAACATACCACCTAAAGCAATTATACTATCAGGCTCTATTGCAGTGAACATCTCTGAAAACCCTGCGGCCATATACCCTATTCCTGCTGCCGCTATTCCTATTGCTGCACCAATTGCAAGTATTGGAACAGACAACATCATCAAAGGCTTGGCTGCAGCGGCAGATGCGGGCGCTAGCGGTATCAGAGCAACGGCCAAAGCCTTCATTCCAAAAGCTAACGCTGCGATAGGAACAGCCATGGCTGCTATTTGACCAACTGACATGTCTTGCATCGCTTCAGCCATAAATGCCACGCCTTTGCCTGCTGCCATAAATCCAAGTCCCAAGCCTATTAGTGCTGCGCCAATTGCTGCAATTGCTGGCGCACTCATCCCGCCTGCAATCGCGCCCGGGCTACCAGCGCCGATTTGGGCACCTCTTGTCTTTGCTTTGTTTAGGTTTCGCTGCGCTTGAGTCTGGAGTTTGAGCGCTCCGGTAATTGATTTGATCTGTGCTAATTCAGCAACTCTTTTCGTGCCAAAAAGTGTTTCTTTGACTGCCATCGCGCCTTTAGCAAATGAAATCAAGGCCAAGATACCTTGATAAGCAATATATCCAACAACAACCTTCTCAACAATTGCTGCATTGTCTGCTAACTTTCGAGCAACAGATGCTAATCCGTTCGCAAATTTCTCAACAGTATCTGCGTTCGACAAAAATATAGATTGCAAAGTTTCTTGAATTGTCATCAGTGCTTTGGCGCGCTCCGCTTGTTCTTTATAAGAGGCAGCACTTTGATTGCCGGCATCGGCCATTAATTGAGTATTACCGCTTAACATTAGTGCAAGATCGCCAACATCTGACAAGCCGAGAGCGTTGGTGTAAAATTGCTTTTGATAATAAGACATAGTATCGAAAGTGAGTCCAGTGTCTAATATTGCGTCACGGATCATGTTGAAGCGCTCTGCTGGATCTGTTGCCATCATAAGATCCATAGCATTAACGAAGTTTCCACCCAGTGCAGCGTTTAGTTGTCCTGCTTGCTCTGCAGCGCCTTCAAATGTATCAAATTTATTTGTAACCGCAAGAATCTTGCCCATTTCCATACCAGTAATCTTGGAAAGTCTTGCTAATTCTTTGAATGTTTTACCGCCTTCGGTTCCAAACTTAGCCAACTGTGGGCCCATTTGCGCAAATTGTGCTGACAGCTGTTGTGGTGCCACTCCAAGAGCTTGTGCAGAGGCAACGATTTCTCCTTGGAAAGTTTTTGCTTCCATGGCTCCCATTCCCATCATTTTAGTGGAAAATTGTATTCCTTTCGCGAAGTCTTGCGTAGCTACACCATACGATTCTTGCATCACAGTGGCAGTTTTTGCCAACTCTTCTCTTTGGGCCGGAGCCAACATAGTAAAGTCAGTAAAGTTGGTAATTAAATCGCCCATACCCTTGGTTAATTCTTCCATCGAAACACCCAAGCGCGCTTGTTCACCGTAAATTGAACCTAATTGCTCTTCGTATTGTTGACCCATCGCGAAGTTGGTCTCAAAGGCCTTTGAGGTCTCATCAAAAGCTTTGATCATGCCAACCATACCATCAATAAATTTACCCGTCAGGAATCCACCAAGCTTCTGGAATCCAACATTCATCTCACCCAATATTAAGGACGGATTTTGCAAAGAAAGACCAAGTTTCATACCTGCTTTTGATGCCGCTTGAACAAGCGATGTTGTTTGGCGCATATTTTTGTTCATTTCTTGTTGAACATCTAATATGTCATCTTGAACTTCAAGTTGCTTTTCTAATGCAGCAATTCTTTCTAAGTCTGCATCATCAATCTGTTCTTGTGTTTTTATTTGCGCTTTAAGAAAGTCTAATTCTTTTTCTAAAAGATCTCTTGCAACTTGTCTTTTTAGTAAGTTGCCATCAATTGTGCTACCAATACCTTGGAGTTGTGATTGATATTGTTGAAGGGCTGAGATCTGTTTTTGTATGCTTTCAAGATTTTTTGCTTCTGCAGCAAATATCTCTTCAAGCTTTTCAAGTCTTTTTTGTTGTGATTCGGTTAACTCATCAGATGATTGTTTGAGTTGGTTGTATTCTTCCCGTAATCTCCTGGCATTTTCTATTTCTTCTTCGGTGGCCACAAAAAGTCCCTCGCAATATTGCTACAATAATTAGTTATTAACTAAAAAAGACAAGATTCTTAAGAACCTTGCCTTTTTACTCTTTCTGCCAATTCATGTGGCATTTTTGGTTGATTAAACGATGTTAGCTGTTGAGAGCCGCCGCTTTGTCCTTTGGACGCGTTTTCATATGCTTCGTTTTCTGCTTTGATTTGTTTCAGCAACCGCGCAACAAACCATTTTCTAAGACCTAAAGGTAAATTATAAGCTTCCGAGAATGACCAGCCGCCGCTATATTTTAAGAAGAAAAACTGTTCATATACGCTTTCCATATATTCATCGGTCAGGCCAAAAAAAGTCCGCGGTGAGCGGCACCTCCATTTCTTGTTCGTGGCCACAATTTTCACATGAAAAATGTTGTGTTAAATCAATATTAGGAGATGCTGTCTTATAACACGTTCTTAAATGTCTAGCATCTAGTGAAGGGATATTTTCAATCAAATAATTTAGCGCTTGTGGTGTGTTATCACCATTAACAGAAACTACCATACTTCTTATCTGACTGGTTACTGCTTGCTCTGGTCTGTTTCTCTTACGAGCGCTTTCGGCCTGATTGACCATTGCTTTCTCATCGTTGCCGTTCAGCAGCCTAAACACAACGTTGACTTGCGTTCTTGGCAAAATAGTGCTAAAAGTGCCGTCATCGTTTGAAGTTAGAGACAACGCCGTATCATCATTTCCTGAGTGGATATAAGCCTCTTTTAAGTCAAACGAATATTCTTGCGCAGTGCCGCAAGCTGGACAACTAACTGTTGTATTATAATCATTACCATATCCAGAGACTCGGGCAGCAATCAAAATAGCATTTCTGTCTCCCACCAACAGAGAATCGGAGTTAACTCTCTTGTCTGTGATTAAGCTCTGTATTACTCTATCGATTGCAACGCCGTTTTTGAGAAGGGTTCTTGATGTAAGAATATCTTCCTCTTTAGCAGTCATTTGCTTAATTTCAATTGTGCTTTGTCCATGTAGGGGATGGTTCTCAGGATAAAACCTACCTCCCGATGGAAGTTCTACAAATTCAGTCGGAACTACGAATGCGAATCCCGGGTTTTCTTGTAGAGCTTGTTGTGGGGGAGAACTATCTTGTGGAGCGTTCGACCCCAAACGATCTCTATTGCGTGACATTTACACCTCTATGTTGTTTATGCGTTAAAGAAACTTTGTGCGCCTGAACCGGCTGCGGCTCTCTGATCTTTGCCAACTTGCAATCTTGCCCAATCATATTTGATTGTAACAGAAAGTTCGGTCAAATCATCATTACCATACTCTAGACTATCACCATATTTCACTTCTGTTAAGAAAGAATTCCAGAGAGTCCATGTTTCAAGTGGGTTTCCATCTGAATCAAGCTGAGTTATAATGACAGTGCCCAGCGAAGCGGCCGATTTGGCTTTAGAAATAGATGCTCTTTCTTCTGATGAACCAGGGGGCTTATAACCAGAACCCTCAACAATGGCCGAAAGGGTTGCAGACATATCAGGATCAACAGGATCTACCATCGTAACAGTAATATCATTCCAGGTAACGTTACCTGGATAGTAAAATGTATGATTTAAATACTTATGCTCGGCTGCATTAATAGCAAACGAAGGCTTTGTGGCTGTCTTGGCATACCAAAGCTTTGCGCCTCCTTGAGCGGCTTGAATTCCTTGAAATTCAACTGTAAACCTAAAATTTCTTTTTGGATCTTTGAGGCTTGCGTCCTCTCCAAAGTTTTCTGACCAGAATGGCATAATGTGGGTACTCCTGTTGATATGTTTTTCTAAATTTAATTAGTAGGGTGGGGGGAAATCCCCCCTTCATTTGTTCGATTAGTCGTCGAACGATGCACCAGTCGAGGCGATAACAAAATCAATTGCAATATATTCGATAGCGCGTGCAGGCTTGACCATAATCTTCGCATACAAGATGTTTTGATCGATCAAGTCAGGGGTTGTTGTGGTCTCGTCCAGAATCAGTCTATAATCGGTGATACCAAACTGAACCTTAACATTTGAAAGGAACGGCTCAACAACTGATATAAATCTGTTCCATGTCGATTGCACATTTTGCTCAAACAAAATCTGAGTTGACAGAATGGAAATTTGCTTTTTCAAGTAAATTACCAGTCGACGAACGTTGATTCTATCGAGAGCACTTTGTCGCTCTTGAAGAGTTTTCTGACCGAATACCACGATTCCACTTGAAGGGAACGAGGCAATTGGGTTAATGTTTGCTTCATACAAGCTGTCTCTTTGTTTGGATGTAAGCTTCTCAGAAACATTTGTCACTGGAATACCAGCGGCACCATCCGAAAGACCGCCGCGGTTAAACCCTGCTGGAGCAAACCAAAGGTGCGATGCTGCTTGAGAAGAAGCCAACACACCCATCATTGCGACAGAAGGTGGCACCCAAAGGGCGCGGCCTGTGTTACCATCGCGAGTTTGAACCCAAGGATAGAATGTAGCGCCATAAGATGAGTCGATTCTTCTATCTTTCAGGCTGGTTGCAGATTGCTCAACACCGACACCGATTCTATCTTTCTTAGAAGATGTATATTTCTCATGTTGTGGGTAGTAGACATCTTTAAGATCAATTAACGAAAGGGCGTCACCACGGGCCTCGCACACATCAATCATGTGATTTGTAAGTGACTCGTTTGTAATACCTGGAATAGTTAACAAGTTCATATCAACTGATTCAGGATCTGCTACTGTGTCAACTGCTCTTTTCAGCGAGTAGTATGCTGAACTGTTGGCCTCTGTAGTGGTTGATGCAGGCATGCCTCCGTTGTAGAGAGGATCGGGAATTGTAATGTTGAATCCATCGAAACCTCCAACAAGTGGTGCTGTAAACCTGTCGTAACCAGCATCAAGAACTGTTTTGTATGTTCCACCGGAAGCGATAGAAGCTGCTTCCCCTCGCTTGTAGGAGCCGGAATCATAGTAATATGTATTGGTTCCTGCACGTAAGTCGTTCATAGTAAACACATAGGCCGCCCTATATTGATCGGTTCCTGACATGTCGTAAGCTGAGAGATCTGTCACATTACCATCAAGCAACTTATTGACATCTTTTACGCTGGCATCCGCTCTAGAAGAACCGACTGTTCTGGAGTTTTGATAGCCAAAGTAAGCATTTCTCTGATCCGCTAATCCTCCATCGGAGGCAGAAACACGGAGCCTGACTTGTGGCCAATCAAATCCGGCCATAGCTTGTGCTGCGCCGGCCGTCGCGTCGTTGCAAACTAAAGGCTTAGCGCCGGCATTTACCAAAGAGGCCGAGTTGGCCCAGTAAATCATGGCGTTTGTCGTGTCAAGAGAAGCAGTATTTGTTGATTTAACTTGCTTGTATCTTGGTGGACCATAATATCCGAAAGGCAAGAGAAGTGGGTTTGCACCGCCATCTTCAACATCACTCTCACATTGAACGTAAATATATTTTGATTTATTTGCATAATCGCCATATGATATAAGCCTTCTTTCTGCTTCACTCCATTCTTGGTAAACATCTCCAATTCGTCTAGAAATAAAATCTGGACTGGTTGGATCTAAGTTCAAGTTGTCGAACCGCTCTAATACTTGAGGTTTTGCATCAGTATCTCCGAGCGCTCTAACGACAACTGAGAAAGAACCATAATCGCTTAATGTGGTTCTGGAAGGTCTGATTTTTTCAATTGAAATTTTTGCATTTTCACTCAACCAAGCACCATGGCCACGACCAATAAATCGGAATAATTTTACCATTGCTTCGGGGTTGAAGTCGGCAGCAACACCTTTGAGATCTTGACCGATAAACCAGCCAGTATATGCTTCGCGATGAGCAGTTTGCTTAATAGCTGGCCCAACAGTGGTGTGTGCTCCAGCGGAAGCAATCGGCATTATAGCACCGAGAGCCGCAGACGATTCTAAGCCCGCATCTCTTATTTCTTGCTCAAATGTTTCCCCAAGCCAATAAGGTTGGAAACTAGCAGACGCATAAAAGTCGCCTTTACCAGTGGTTAGCTGTGGGTTTGTGTTAAATGCTTTTCTTATGAAATTTTCTGACGAATCTGAAAGCGTGAAATTGATTCTTTCGTTAAAATCACCCGAGGCTCGATTAATCACCACATCGAAAGAATTATTACTGTCTGTCGTAATAACGTGCCCAATACCACCACTAATTTTAGCCGAGCTTGAGCCCCACAATGTTCCTGTTAATGCAATTGAGGAACCTGAATCAAGATACCATACAGCAGCAAGAGAACCTGTGCCTAGTGGCGCAATGGCGCTACCGGTAGCGCCAGCCGCGGCTGCCATCGATGCAGAAGGCCATACCCAAAGCCCAAATGCTCCACCGTTTGCAGGTGCGAGCCCAGGTTGATTTGTGGTTTTCCATCCAGCGCTATTGTCGGAGTCGTTTTTCTGCTCTCCGAGAATACGTATGTAAGTTAAGGGCGCTACATTTGACACCAAAAAGGCTTTAGCGGCGTAAGTTCCGTACATGGGAGACTGAAGGTTTCCATCTCTAGAAATATCTCCACCAGCCTTACCTGGAACTGTATCGCCAAATAATTCGACGAATTCTGAATACGATTCAACCTGTGTAGGCTGCATCGCGAGTCCTCTCTGGGAGCGTCCGATAACTACTGGTCCGATTGCACCGGCAGATCTTGGAATGAAAGAATTATCAATCTCGTTGATAAACACTCCAGGAGATACAAATTTAAAGCTTTTTACTGACATGTTTTGTTTCCCTCGTTATAAAATGGTATTAATTGATGCCTCAATCATACTTTAAATAGTATTTTGGATTTCAAAAGGATATCAGGATATCAATAAAAAGCACCCTTTAAGTTCCTGAACTGTTTATTGGTCATCAAACAGCGTCATATTTCCTGCTGGTACCGTTGATTCTTGCGGAAATACATACTCTACTGTGTTTTCATCCACTCTTACAATTGGGCGATCATCATTTGGCCCTTCCCCTATAAGATATCCCAAAACTCTTATGTTTATTTCAGTATTAAACTCTCTAACATCTTCAGCTAATGTGGCTACGTTGTTGTTGTGTGTGAAGTTTTGATCAATAAATACTTCGTATGAATGTCCATTTCTCTTAAGCGATAATGCGTTAATTTGCCCTGTTCTCCCTATAAATGGAGTAACCAATGTGTTCATTTGTTGCTGATATTCGGTTTTTATGGATATTTTATATTCAACATTTACGTAAACTGGAATCGGTATAGATATCGTTTGGATAACAATTTTTTTATTTACTCTTGGAAAATATCTTTGCTTATTGCCAGTATTATTGGTTCTAGTGCCGGATGCGACTGCAAAATTACGGGTCTTATCAGGAACTATTTTTTTAGATATTACAAATCTACCAGATCTACCGTTTTTGTCATCAGAATAATAGTGAGCTTGGAACGAACCTTTCCGCTCTGGATCTTTTACGATCCCTGTTCTTTCAATGCTTATTAGTGGTAACTTGAAAGCGTCATTATCATCTCTTAACTCTTTTTTGTTTTTAACTTGATATGCGCGCTCTGGAACTTGCCACAAAACAGGCACAGTTTTATACCCTTCGTTTGTTCGGCAACTAAGTTCTAGATCCTCTTTTAACCATGAAGTTATAACATAATCGATATCTTCTATTGTAGAAGAATACATGCCCATCTCCCTCAAGGTAAACTGAGAAGAACCAGAAGGTATCATAGCGAAGTCAAAATTATTAGGTAGCATCGAATAACCCCTTTCTGGCTCTTTTGCATGTTGCAGATATCTCAAACTCTTGATCAGTTTGGCCAAACAACAGTCTCGATTCTGATAACTTTACAATTTCATAGTAATTATCATTGTATAAGACAAAATCGCCCTCACGAACATACATGTTCTGATCTTCTTCTAATCTCCGACGATGAAAATGAACCATAATTTCCCACGATTTATCAATACCATAACCAGGCATATAATCGGTTGAGAAGTCAGTGTATTCAACTAGTGCATAAATACGAACTGGTGGTAGGAAGGTTTTTTCTACTGCTTCTCCGTAAAGGTCATGAAATTGTGTTGTTTCCATGTCAATAGAATAATAAAGTATTTGTTGGCCGATGACCTTTTCAATAAGTTCATCATTAACTTGTTTTACTAAATCACGTTCTTTTTTTCCTAAGAATAACGGCGGTGGTGGTGTTTTCGGCCTTTTCCATTCATCAGACATATCTTAGTTATCCTACAAAAATACCCAATGGAGTCACCTTCAAAACATTTGATGCAGCATCTGTAAGTTCTTGATCCGATTTCGCCAATGCAGGGTATTCCACTTCTTTCAGCATTTCTTTCAGCTTGTCTTTGAGTTGCTGTTGCTCTTCTTTTGCTTGAGAAAGCAATTCACTGTGGTTTAGGGTAACGCTCTCGCCTGGAATTGGCATCGTTGTAAACTTACCACGAATTTGGCCAAGCATTTCTTTGCATAACGCAAGAGCATACTTGCGAATCCATTGCTTACCCATTGAATTTATATTTTCATACGGTATATTGTCGAAAGGAACAGTGTTTAAGTTATTTACTCCCTCCACACCTGCATTAAACGAGCCAGTCTCATACGGCTCCATGTCAACATAAAATTTAACCCACATTTTTTCACCATTACCATCTGACCAATAACTAGGAGTAGGATAAAGTCTAATTTTGTTATTTATTAGCTCGTAAGAATAATGAGAAGTTCTTGTAAAAATAGAATCTTCATACATTATTGCTTGCATTTTGTTTTGCCATGTCGGAATAACCTCAAATGTAGAATCATCTGCGAACTGGCCATATGTAGAGTAGTTTCCTACTACTCCGACCCCGCCATAATAGCCGTAAAAACGCCACATGGCCCTAGGGGACCTATAATAAACTTTAGTGACTATAACGCGTTTATTGTTAATCTTTCCAGCATAGTCAACTGTATTGCCAGATTGATCAACGCCCGAATCGGAGGCGTCTTGAATAATTTTTTGAATATCGTAGTCTTGAACATTCTGTCTTGGCAAGAAAGATGCTGAATATTGTGGCGTTGTGCCACCAAACCCGCCGGCTGCTGCTGCACCATCTCCAACGCGACTTGAATAGCCCAAAGAAAATCTTGGATATTTTATATTACTGCCAGTTGGCCCTGTTTTTAGACCACCTTTGTGATCAAAAGTTCCAGTTTGTGTGCCAAGGACCGTTGAAAGAACATTTTTACCTTGATGTAGGTTTATAATATAAGAATATTCTAAGACCGCTTCTTCATACGCTGCGTATACATTAGAAGGTGTAAGCTCAATATCTACTACGTCGCCGCCAAGCTTCTTATATGTATAGGCAACTTGAGCAGATGCACCGCTTAAAAACTCAGTTGATTCATTATAAACACCAAAAGGTAGCGAGGCTGTTACCAAAGAAGTGCTACCCGTGGATGTTAGCACAATAGCACTAGTTTCAGACTTTGGATTAAGATTAGTTGGCATTTATAAAAACTCCCTCACATTAAATAGTAAACCATTAAACAAAACCCCCACGTATAGCGAAGGGGTGTTTGAATTAATTAAATTACACTACTTTTTTGTAGTTTTGTTGTCGGCCTTTTTGTCAACTTTTGGAGCGACCTTTTTGCTTGCCTTTGATACAGATTTTTTCTGTGGCTTAGGATCAGCTTTTGGTTGCTGTGTTTTTTGTTCAACTTTTGGTTCCGCAGTTTGAGCTTTCTCTGCCGGTTGTGTGCTTTCTTGCAGAGCAGCAGCTTTTTCAGCACGTGCGCGGTTCTTAAACATTAATCTTCTACGGGGGTTCATAATACTCTCCTTATAACTTATAAGTATCTTTGGTAATTAGTTTTTAAAACCGAAAATCTCAAAAAATTGCCGGCGAAAAATTTTGAGGGATCGATATTTTAAAGTTTTTATTACAATTTGAAATAAAAAGACCCCCCTGTCAAAGCAGGGGGGTCTTTATTTAGTCAGTAATCTGAATTATTTATCAGCTACTACCGGATTCTCCAAGGAGACCGCGGATGACAACAAGACCGTACATATCAGGACGCACCATCTTCTTGGCATAACGCGTCATGACTCCCTTACGGGGTACGAAGTCTTCTGGTCCGAAGATCGTAGGAGTGGTTTGCAGTGGGACGTATGGAGCATACACATATCCGCTTTCAAGGAAAGAGTTACCACGGCGACCAACAAGAATCACGTTGCGGAGGAAGTATGGGTCAACAATGACATCAAACTTCTTGCTCAGCGAGCCTGTATTGACAGCACCAATGGAACCAGTCTCGGAATCGGCAGTGACATTCGCACGGAATCCAGCAGTAAACTCAAGGATGTTCGCAACTTCTGGTCCGCAGACGATGAAGTTAGCACCACCACGAAGAGTCTTGCGGTGAATTTGCGCAGACACATCGTTGATAGTTTCAACAAGAGTCTCATACCACTCAGAAACTGTACCAGTGAAGTCTGGAGCAGCTGCCGAAGCACCAATCTCATTACCGTTAGAGTCTACAAAGAGACCTGGAGCACGAGCCCAGTAACGAGTCTCAGCAGTTGCACCGTTAACGAGGTCAGCAAGGATCTCGCGGTCAATCTCAAGAGCAATTTGCTCAGAGAGAATGCTGGTTAACTCGACCTCTGCATCAAGGTTGTGGTAGGCGTTAAGGTCTTGACCTAACTCCGGAGTCCACTTGGCCTTGAGCTTCTTGGTTTGAGCGGTAACAGCAATGCTATCAACCTTGATGTCGATCTCTGGGATCAACTCAGAACCTTCAAGTCCCCATGCAGTTGCACCAACAACAGAACCAAGCGCTCCGCCATTTGTAAGGTTATCGCGAATCGGGAACTCAGCAGTAAGACCAGTTGCAATTGCAGCAGTTTGCGGAATAACACCAGTCGCACCATCTACACCGAAAATAACAAACTGAACGTTGTCGGTTTTAGGGTTAGAACCGGTTTGTTGAGTTAAGCGACGAATTTGCACTGCGGCGGAACCAACACCTGTGAGGTTGTTAAGCCCACCGAGAACAAATGCACCAAGGTTTCTTGTGTCACAAGGTTGTCCTGAAGCCGCTCCGGAAAGACTGCTAGCAGGAACGTCAATAACTGCAACACCATAAGCTCCACCTGAAGACGAAAGTGCCAAAAGATCGGGATCATATTGCAAGTATTTTCTCTTTTGCTCTTCTGTAGAACCAGTCAAAGAGAAGCGAGCTGCAAGATTTGTGCTTCCATCAATTGTGCCAGAGCCAGTTGGAGATGCGTAAGCATAACCACGAGCACCAACTGTGCGAGGGCCCGAAAGATCAGCACCAAGCGCAGAGAGCAAGTCAAGTCCACCGGTGATCTCGGCACCAACTCTGTTACCACCGTAAACCGAATCAGTAGCATCGTTTCCACCTCGACCGGACGTCGTCGTGGTACCAAGCTCTCCCGAGAATGTGAAGTCAAGGAAGAAAATGAGACCACTTGGGAGACTCATTGGTTGAACACTAACAAGATCGTTAGCAATTAAGCCCGCGAATACACGACGGACGATTGGGAATGCGACGGCAGCAAAGCCCTCAACATCTGCACCAGCCATAGAAGAACTCTCACGGAGTAGTTCCTTAGCTTGGTTCTCAAGCAAACGTGCCATAGAACCCTTTTGACGGTCTGTATCAAGTCCTTCGAGAAGACCTGTGCGCTCCCACTTTGATAACAAAGCGTGACCTTCGGCGCGCATATCACGGTTGACTACACCTTCTGTGAGTCGTTCGATAATACCAGCCATTTTAAAATACCTCCTGTTTAATTGTATTTGTATCTATTTGATACCAGCTAGTCTCTTCATCCTCTCTTGGAGAGGGTCAGAGGGTGTGCTTTCCTTACGGGTAGCACGAATGACAGAAGAGCGCTTATTGCCGATAGCTTCGCTCAGTGATTTGGGACCAGGCTTAGACTTAGTCTCCACTGTGCTTTGAAGCGTTTCAAAAATAACCTTTGCTTCTGTCACAGAACCAGCATTTGAAATAGCTTCGGCAATCTTTTCTTTTTGCCGCTCATTCAGGGAGGTATTTCTAAGAACCCGGTTCGTATAAAGCAAGCGAGCGTTGGAGAGATTTACATCTTGTAAACTTTCTTTAAGTTCTCCTACGACCTGCTTGTGTTGTTTAAGGTGCTCGTTTAGTTGTTTATTTTCAAAAACTAACTCTTCTTGAGCCTTCTTTAAAGTTTCTAATTCTTCTTCGACATCCGTGCTGCGACGGTGTGCCATTTCTTTTTCAATTTGATATTTAACGTCATCAGATGAGCGGCCGGCCCAACCTGCAAGATCGGCGCCCATGTCAACAGTAAGTTTTTCCATGATGGCAGCAACAAGTTCATCAGCGTCATATTGTTCGTCCATAGCTTCTTTGTCTTGCTCTGCTGCGGCTGCGGTTTGTGCGGCAGCTGCCTCGCCGGCATCTTCTTCGTCATCAGCCATTTCACTAGAGCCTTGAACATCGTTATCATCCTCTTCGATAACCTCTTCATCTTCTTCGCGAAGCCTATCAGCATCCTGACGGCGGCGATTTGGATCATTCTTGCGAGCGGCGCGACCACCTTCTTCAAGCTCTTCGTCATCTTCGGCAAGAATCTCAGCAAGATCTTCTTCGGTGATCTCAATTTCTTCATTTTCGTCAAGTTCTGCCTCAAGTGCTGCAACTGCCTCTTGTAAAGCTTCTAAGTCTATAACAACAGGAACTTCTTCTCCCTCTTTGGTCATATTTTCAGGGATATCGCCGTCTTCTTCAGACAAGTTATCAGTTGCTGCTAACGGTATGTTTTTGGCAACTTCTTCGTTACTGGTCGATTCGGCTTCCACTCCAAATTCATCTTGCTCTAAAAGCTGATCGAGGGTTTGTTTAACTTCTTCAGAATACTTTTCAATGATAGAAGTCTCGGCGTTCTTAAGAGCCGATTCGCGAAGTGCCTTTGCATCAACAATGGCATCTTTTAATAAACTTGACATAAATTCATCTCCTAAAATGGGAATTGTTCAAAATAAATAGTGTTTTGTGGTGCAAAAGGAATAATTTACGAGCCGTTTGCATTGGTAATCCACCATTTAACACCATCAGAGTGTAAAGTGCGTGAGGAATAATTAGATTTTAGAGTAATTTCTGTAGTAAAATCAATAAGTTCGCCGCTTGTAGTAATTCTTACTGTATTGTTGCCTCTAATTTTGTATTTCTGGTCTTCGTCAACAATTTTCTTTATTATTAATACCCTACCATAGCTTTCTTTTGCTTTGGGTAAAGTTACCTCAACACTATTGTTCGTAGTGTCGAGCAAAATCGTGTTATCAGTATCTTGTATATCATAATTTTTAGAAGATACAGTTTTTATAGTCTGAAATACGCTTCCATTTAAATGTGTTTCACCGTTAGATTTAAGTTGTTGACTAGTTTCGATTTCTAGTGTTTTTGTTCTACCTTTAACCACTAAAGTGCTGCTGCTTGAATCGAATGTAAGGCTTTCATTACCCTCAAATCCTTTGCGTCCTTTGATTTGAATTGAGTTTGTGTTGCCGGCAGCATGCGGAACTTTTAAATTAACGTAATTATCATAAAGATTTTTAAATGTTGTATACCGTATTTCATTACGTGAAGAATCATACAGTAATATTGTGTCAGCATCACTAACATTTTGGCCACCGGCCGAGACATCTAATGCATTACGCGGGTCAACTTGTATTTTTCCTTTGCTAAAGTCTATTCCGCCGTTTGTGGCTAAATCAAGAGTCAGACCATCTTCACTTAATTTAATTCCATGATGCTTTTTAATTTTTAAATATGTTTTTGATGCCTCCAATCCTAAACCAACATTTATGGACTCACCAGGCACCTTTCCCAGCAATTGATCGGCTGGTATATTAAACAACCCAACTGCGGAACCTGTTATAGTATTAAACACAGCGTTATCGGTCTTAAAGTTTTTGCCATCAAATACAAGGTTTCTGTGCGCTCTCGCTTTTTTGTCCCCTTCGTATGTGATTATGCCGGCCTTATTGGATGTTATTAAGTTTTCTATCGCTACGTTGTTGATAGTAGCGCAAGGACTTTGAGCATCGGTATCATAAAATACGCTAGCACTCACAGTGTTTTTAAATATCTTGACTCCATCAATTTCTTGATCCGCATGTTGGTCAACAGATCCTTCTACATTTCCTTTTACAACGTTATATGCCATACTTTTACCACCTTCAATAAATAGGATTATACATTTAAATAGTCCAATAAAAAAGGATGCCCCCACAAGGAGGGCATCCAGGAAATAATAATCTTTTCTTTCGAAAGAAAGTTTAGATTAGAAGATCATCCAGGTGTCAGCAGCAACATATTTGAATGAAACAGCTGTGCCAGGTGATTCAAGGACAACTGAGGTTCCACCATCAATAGTTTGCGAGCCAGCGCGTGTGACTGTGACTTTGACGCCAGGATCAACATTGGACAACTTAACTGTAACAACGTCACCAAGGTCTCTACCAGCACTTGCTGGCATTGTGTAGGTGCGGTTAGCAGTAATAGTTGCAGTAGCAAAGTTGAACGACTCAGTAAGAGTAGCGTCAGCGTTTCCACCAGAGCCAAGTGCGTTAACACCAGAAGCAGCAGCAACACTTAACTTTCCAGCAGCAGCACTAATACCTGTTCCTGCAATAGCAGCAACAAAGTCAACAATGCTTTCTTTCCTGGTTGCGTTGGAATCGTTAGCATCGACGATAGCAATGAGGTCGTTAGCTTCATCGACGTCAGCGTCAGCAAGGTCGTTCAGGTCAACTTTAATATCGTCTGCCTGCACTCCAATACCACCGTTAGTTGCGTTAGCAACAGCGATAACAGCCGAGGAAGCGCCAAGACCAGCACCAGCGAAAAGAGCAGCAAGATCATCAACAGTTTCAGCGTGCATACCGTCATCAGTTGCATCACGGAAAGCAATTCTGTCGCCGGAAGCAATTGCTTCATCAGCTAATTCACTGAAGTCGAGAGCAATGCTGCTGATTGAATCAGCGCCGCCAGCGAAGGAAAGACCAAGACCAGCGAAGGAACCAGAAAGACCAACCTTATCGGAAGCAATCTTAAGAGCACCAGAAACTGCAACCGCGAGTGTTGAGTTAGTGACAGAAAGACCGTCACCACCAAACAGGGTAGCAAGATCACGTGTAGAGCCCTTAGACTCAGCACCACTAGCACCACCACCAAGGAAAATCAGGTTATCGTCGTCAGCAATAGTAGCTGCGGCAGCTTCAGTGAGATCAACATCGACAACGTTTGCTTGAATATCGATAAGTGAACCAGCACCAACCGCAAGAACACCAGAAGATGCTACAAGACCGTCACCAGCTAAACCACTAGCAACATCGTCATTAAGCATTGCATCGGTAACACCGGATGCTTTAATGCGAAGTGCATCAGAGTTGATTTCGATAGACGAGTCATCGACACCAACAGCGAGAACACCGTTAGAATCAGCAAGACCGTTACCAGCGATTGCGGTAGCATATGCAGACATTGTCACCTTTTTCATTAGATTATCACCATCTAAGAAATACAGACTATCGGCATTAAGTGTCGGAGCCACAGCGGCGACACCGTCCAAGCGGACTGTTCCACCCACTTGGAGATCTCCAGAACCAGAAATTGAACCGCTAGCAGCATCAAGATCAATGACCGGAGTACCCGAGTTTAAACCAACGGTGATGTTTCCTTCTTGATCCAGAGCACCGGAGAGGATCGCGAGATCCTTTTGAAATTTATAAGCCATGTTAAAAAACCCTCCATTTTATAAGTTTTAGATTATGGTTTATTTGGATAAGATGCACCTATCCAAATTTGATACATAAAGCGAACTTCATACATCGCTTATAATTAGATCTTTTACTGCTTAAAAATCTTAGCAGATATAGAATTTGTTGCTGCCGTTACAATAAAGCTGAATCGATGCATGGGGTGACTCCAAAACTATCGAATTTTGACCGTCGATTGTTTCAGAACCAGAGGCTTGAATTGTAATATTATTTGTATTGGCGGCGCCGCCTTCGTCTTTTACAACGTATGTTTGACCATTGTTTAAGGCACTCGCCCCAGGCAACGTTAGCGAAACTGGTGAAGATGTAGAGTCTACACCAATGTAGTAGTCAGTGACGGACAACGTAATAGAAGTTGAAGTAGCTCTTCTTTTCAGTGTCAATCCTCCAATAACGGATAAGACATTGTTTTGAAAAATAAGATTCGAAGAACCCGTAAGATCATTATCTGCACCATCATGAAACTGTAAAGAATACACGGGGCCTTCTGCTATTATACTGTCGCCTCTTATGTTTACCACATTAGTGCCGTCACCATACAGCAAAGAGGCAGATAAACCTACACTAGCGGAAATCTCGCCTGTTACATTTAGGGCATTGTTAGCAAAAGTCAAATTGCTGTCGCACCTAAGTCTGTTTGGATCACCTTGAGTATTTATTACTATACTATCAGTATTAGCGTTTAGCACGCGTGGAACATTACGAACATTTGCCGCGTCGGAATAGTCTAAGTTTCCTGATATTATGGAGCCGGAGGCTAACGATATTTTGGTTGTTAGTTTGTCTGGTAAGACGACTGTTCCAGATAAATTATTGTAAGCCATACATGGTCCCCTCTTAAACTAATTAGAAGACAAAGTAGTTGGCACCATTGGAATATAAACTAATTGCTGGTCTCGATCCTGTCAACACATATGTCGAGGCACCATCAATCAAGGCTCCACCAGCAACATTCAGTGTAATATTTGTCCCATCCATGTGCCCAACTTCATCCTTAACAACTAAGTGTGAGCCGGAACCGGCCGCATCAGTTGGGTCTGGCAGCATCAAATAAGCCTGGCCAACCACTCGAACACCTAACGTGTGAACTGGATGACTAGCAGTAGTGGGTGTCGCACTGACTGCTAAATATCGTGGAGCAAATTGTCTTACCTCAACTTTTCCAGTGGTCAATACTGAAAGATTTGTATCTCCCGCAGCATTTTTAACATAAAGGCTTCCGGTGCGCGCATGAATATCTCCATCTGTGTCTCCAAAAAACGTGTTACCCGAGACATCCATTTCAACAACATTTTTGATATGATAGTGGCTTGCACTAATCGTGCCACTAACAGATAGCGAACCAGTTAGTGTTAGAAAACTGTTAGTAGCATCATACCTTAAATTAACAGAACCACTAGATACACCGGTTCCCGATGCTGTCATAAATTGTATTGATGCACTTGGGCCGGAAGCACCACCGGTGCCAGTGCCGCCTCCACCACTACCGTCGCAATCTACATAAGCCCATCCAAACGCCATTTTTAGCCAACCCCCACAGAACCGCTCCAAGATGGACCAGCACTACCTGATGTTCTTGTAGATGGAATTGTTGTTAAGCCGGCCACAACGTCGCAGTCCCTTGAGCCTGAAATCCAAATCTCGGAAACTTTTAATTCAAGTGGCGATGTGTGACCAAGTTGACCAGGTGCACCATCATGCTTTGGAACAGTGAAATAATGATTACCGTCAACACCAGCCTTAGAAAAACCCACCTTTAAAGGATATTTTATGTCTTTGTTGACGATTGTAATCCAGCGTGTAACATATGGAAATTTTACAACTTGAGCGGGTCGATTGATGCTGCCTGTATTGCAATTGATGGCACCACTAGCAAACGGTATACCACTAACTTGATAAGATGGAACATTATTCAGACCAACTTCCATTTCCCATGATTTTTTAAAATTTTTAAAATTACCCACTTAAGACTCCAAATTTAGATATATTCAATATAAATAGTAAGCTATCAGTTATATATACATGCTTAGCCTACACCCGAAGAACCACTCCATGATGGCCCTTTCGTAGTAGTTGTTCTGGTAGCTGGAATCGTAGTTAACCCAGCTAACACATCTACGTTAGTTGATCCAGAAATCCAAATCTCAGAAACTTTTAGTTCAAGTTGGTGACTAGTAGCCAGCAGGCCCGGGGCGCCGCCTAACTCGGGCACGGTAAAAAAGTTATTTCCTTGAATACCTGCTTTCGAAAAACCTACTTTAACTTCTCTTGAAATGTCATTATTAACAACCGTAATCCATCTTGTGACATACGGAAATTTTATTACTGTTGGTGTGACAGAATTACAATTTATTCCCCCACTTACAAAGGGCCGGCCGGAAACTTGATAAGATGCAACATTATTTATTCCAACTTCCATTTCCCATGATTTTTTAAAATTTTTAAAATTAGCCATACTAAAAACTCCAATTTTTAACTATACTCAATATAAATAGTGTCTACTTTTTTCTATAACGCCTTTCTTTAGCGCGAAGGCGCTTTTGCTCTTGACGGGCGCGTAGTCTGCGAGCTTTTTCGCTCTTCTTTCTTTTGGCAACTGACGGCTTTTCATAGTAACGACGACGACGAACCTCATCAAGAATACCTTCTTTTTTTGTTTTTCTGACAAACTTTTTAATCATTCTATCCGTGTTTCCACGACATTCCTTGGCAGTGACTTTAAAGTTACATTGTTTTTTCATTTCATTGCCTTCCAGATTTGAGAAGCACCACCCATAATTGAACTAATATCTACGCCAGCATCATTAGAATTTCCCAAATCTACAGAGCCGGGCTTTGCTTCTGCGGATTCTTGGGAGGACATCGGTGTTGTTCCTTCGAACAAGTCTACTCCGTTGTATGCATCATTGCCAATCGCATCCATCATCTTTCGTCTGTGTTCTTGTAGTTTTTTAGTAGCTTCTACGTTTTTCTTTTTTATTTCTACTTGGTTGGTAGTATTTTGTTTTCTAGTTTCCACTATTGTGTTGCCCTTGAGTCCAATAGCAACTTCTGAAACCACACTTGACAGGACGCCCTCTTCGAGAAGAACTTCGTTGATGCACTCTTTGACAATTGGTTTGATTAATTTTTTTAGATCTGATTTATTCATTTGGTTTCCATTTGATTAGTTTATGATGGTGCCGACAAAATTGCTCTCACTTGAGGGTTATTAGCGGCTTTTTTAATATCTGCTTGGTTCTTTTTAGTTTGTTTATCCATTTCTTTCAAGTTAATGTTATTGTTGATCCAATCAATTTGTAACTTAGCAATACTTCTTGCAGCTAAAAGTTGTTGATCAGCTAACTTATAAATATTGTCACCTATGACTTTTTCCCAAAATGATAATAAAACAGAGCCAACAATATATTTTTGATGGTCGGACTCCAGCGAATCAAATACTTGCTGAGTTCTTCTCTCTAAACTAGTATTGAATCCAGCCTGAGCTTGTTCGCTAAGTGCGTCGATGTTTAAATTAAACAACATTTCTCGATTTGAAGAGCTTCCAAACCCTGTAATTCTATCTAAAAGTGCTGTGACGCGGTTAGCACTTTTTACGCCTAATTGTTTAAGAAAGTTTCTTATAGAATTATATGATCCTGATACCATTGATGCAACAAAGCTGTTTATGAGTGGTGTAAATTTTTCTTTTGATACAGAATTCAATGCAGTTTGATATACTTCGGGGTCTTTATCTTTTAAGTTTTTAATTATGTCAGAATCTAATACTGATAACATCTCTTCAGGTGATGATGTTTTTTCTATTTCACCTTGAGTTCTTATAACCAGGGCTGCTTCTTCAGCCGCATCTGAAACTTTTATTTCTGGTTCTTCTGTGGATTTAACAGGTATTCCTGGTTTTTTCATACCTTTTAAACGATCACTTGGTCTTGTTCCCATCCCAAACTTTTTTAGAGCATTCCCAATGGCTCCTAGTGCATCCACTTCGGAAATATTACCATCGGTCTTGCTTTCAACCAAATAATTTTTCCATGAATCGTGAAAGCTTTTGGGCTCACTCATCATTTAAAACCTCATTTAAAAGTCTGTTTATCTTATCGGCTTTGGTGAATACTTTGTTTTGATAGTCTTTAGCTTCTTTCATCATAAATGCACCAGGTGTGGAAGGCTCAGAAACAAAATCAAAACAAATTAATTGAAAATCATCTTCTACCACAGTGTTTCCTTGTGATTCTGAAACAGAACCCATACCGCGAGATGAAATTCCTATACTAACGCCGGCGCTTACAAGCGATTGCAAGACCTGTCCTGACGGGGTGTCAAGAACTTTTGCCTTGCCCATTACATTTTTACCGTCCCACCATACATCAGTCATCATGTGAGATGCGTTCTTGAGATTGATAACAGAGTCTTCTGGGTGATCTAGTTCTCCAAGTGCCCGACGTTCTTTTACTAATTTAGAATAGTTAATCATTTCGCGCTTAAGCACATGTTCGGGATATACTCGACCATTTCCATTAACAGTATCAGCTTTTTGAATAATTCCAGTAAGCATCATTCCGCCACTGGCTACAAAGCGCTTTTCGTCCTCAGTTAATAGGTCTTGGCATACACCACCATCACAAAGTTCATAATACTCTCTGAGTAGCTTCTGGCTCATAGCTAAGATCCCTTGCAGCAGCGTCTAACTGGCTGAAGCATCCACTTATTAATCCATAAATTATTCATTATTAGTCTCCGTATTGGTTGAAATTTGTATTCCATGATCTCCGAAGACCATGTTTAATATATAGGATGTTCCTGAAGATAACCATCCAAGCAAGAAAAAGTTAAATACAGAAACTTCAAAACTAAATAGTTCCGTAAATGGCGAAAGAAACATCAAAAACCAACCCACATGAAAGCCCATGCACATTGGACACTTGAACAATTGCCCGAGGCGGCCTTTAGTTGGTCTTATGTCTTCAAAAATTTTACCGTATACTATAATTTGCGTCAATCCATACGCACATAGCACAAATGTTATTAGTTCCAATTTAACTCCTATATTGTGTACAAGTAACTTAAAGAATACGGATCACGTATGTATCCTTTTCTTATGGAACCTTTCTCGGTGGACTGGGGAACTTCACCTAACTCTGTGGAGTCTTCTTTGTCTGGGTGAACAAATTCGTCGTCAGTTACTGAAACGAATGCTTCCATTGATTCAAAGTATGGTCTTTCTTCATCGATAAATTTAGATATATTTATAAGTGTCATCTTGGCAGTGCTCAGATCTTCTTTGAAAGACTCTTGCAAGGTTGCTTCAAAAGCTCCACAAAAAGATGAAGCTTGTATCGACTCGGGTATCACAAGTCCTTTTTTTCGTAAATGTGTAAATAATCTATTTTGAGCACCATAAACCAAATCACTTAAATTCTCTTTAGGAAAAGCTACAACTTTATTGGTCTTAGGTGATAATACTATATCAATGTCTCCGTGATCAAATATCATAAGATCACCGTTTGCAGCTTTTCTTAAATCCATCTCAAGACGAACAACAGCAGATTGATTTCCGCGTCCAATTTTAATCGTTAGAGGCATTGTTATATATTTCCTTTACCAAGGCTTGTGTTTTTAATACAGACAATAAAACCTCATCAGATACATTATCATTGGTATATGATTCTAACTTATTAACAACTTTTTCGGTTTTTTGATACATGTCCGTGTCATTGTTTATTTCTTCAACATCTTTCATAGATAATGTTAAGGCTTCTTTTAAGCGACCAATTTCGTCATTTAAGAACATTTTTAACCCAAGAGCGTTGTCGGTGAAAGACATAATATAGTGAGTTAACAATTCTCTTTGTTCGTCCAACAGTTCACCTGAATACTTATTGTTAAATTTTTCAACGAATGTGTTGATGACCAAGTTATCCATATTCATAGTTGTTTCTTCTTCGGACTGATTCGACATTGAATTAATTACTTCATTTTCTAATAATACTTTATCTTTTGGCGAAGTTTTAATTGAAAACATTTGATCAATTGTAGCAAGAGTTTTATAGTTTGGAACAAAATTGTTAAAAATGTCGGAATCAATTTGTGTATTAATGTCTTTAATTACTGCTGACTGTGCTTTAAAAAGACCGGTGGGGTCAATGAAAGTTTTTTGCATCTTAGTTTCATTTAGAATTCTTCTAGAGTCCTCTACACTTAAACCTTGATTTTCAGACAGAGATTGATAGCATTGCAAATCTTTTCTCAAAATAGAGTTTAAACCAAAATGTTCATTTACAATAGAAACTACTTTTTGTTTTGTTTCATGATCGCCTCTTAAAATAGCTGCGGTTGCTTCTTTTATAAGAGCTTCGTAAACAAGTGCGGTGTTCCTTTTTTTATTGTGTTTTCTTTTCATTATCATTTTGCTCCATTAACATGTTATTATTCTCAAGGCTTTCTATAATATTGCGCACTGACTCATTGACATTGAACAATTTTATCTCTTCATTTTGCTCTTTCAAATTATAAATAGGATCTTCTTGCTCATAAATACCTTTTGCTATGCTTGGTATACTATTGATCTCCGAGCCTGGGAATACATTTCTCATAGTGGCGCTGCTTTTTTCAGCACTACGTTTGGCGGCGTAGTTCTTGATTCTAGGGCCACTGTCGCTTCTTCTATCAAAATCAACTGGCTTGTATGTGCCACCTTTTTCATAAGTCTTAACATCACGCGATCCTGGCGGGACTGCTAATAGAGGTGAATCATCTGCACCACCCGCTGCGTCGGGACTATCGCCCCCAGCGGCCGGCTCTGCGTTGCCTGCTGGCATTTCTTCGGGCCCGCCGGCGCCAGGATCTGCCGGGTCCGTTGATAGATCACCACCAAGACCGCCTCCGAGGTCGGCACCAAGACCACCACCTAAGCCGCCGGCGGCATCTCCCGCAGCAGCTTGTTCAGCAACTGCTTGCAACGAAGCATCTTGTTTTCTATCGTAATACATTTCACGCTGATTTCGTATAAAGTCTTCGTAAGACATTCCAAAAATATTTTCAGATACCCATCGACGACTAAAGAAGCCTTCTGTTGCAGAAGCAGCGATATCAAACTTCGCTTTCCAATGTTCGATTTCTTGAAGTTCAGCAATCTTTGATGGGTTGTTAAGCGACAAAGAGAATGAAAGCAAATCATCACCACGGAACCCAAGAGTGTAAAGGTGGATAATACCAATCTTTTCAAGCTCAGCGATGATAACCCGTTGAAGTCTCTGGATTGTTCTTGCAAAACGAATATCTTTTTGAGCAAGAGTTGTTTTATCTTCACCTGCACCTTCTCCCATAGCAAGATATGCTTGAGGAATTTTTAGCGCGGAAAAAAGCTTATCACGAAGATATTTAATGTCATCAATTTGAGTAGTGTTCTGACCGCCAGCAAGATTAGTAATTTCTGTAGCCGAGCCGGCACGAACAGGAATGAAATAATCTTCCTCAATTGACATTGGGTTATATCGTAAATCTACTCGACCAGAGGTGGGATCTACCACAGAGTGTCTTTTAAGTTGAGTAACAATTTTTTCCATATATTGTTCAACTTCTTGTGGGGGGACAGCACCAACGTCAATCTTAAATACTCGGCGTTCCGAAGAGCGAACAACTCTATAGGCCATCATTGCATCTTCCATAAGTGTCAATTGTCTCCAAATACGGCGCGCAGGCTCAAGGATAGATGTGCCGTATGGGGCATATTTATCGTTGCCCAAAACTCGAAAATGCGCAATTTGCCAGTTCTCAAACGTCATGCCAGCAGAGTTCCACTGATATTGAACGTAATTTGGGTTAGTAGAGTCTTGGCCTTCCAGCCTTTCAATTTCTTGGATTGGTAAAGATATAGCTGATTTGATTCCATGTGTTTCATCTATATCTAAATACAAGAAGAAGTCTCCATATTTACACATGGTTCTTGACCACCCAAACAGGTTATACTGTAGATTCAAAATGTTATCGTAAAGTAGCGCAAGAACTGCTCTTATTTCTTCGTTCGAACATTTTATGTTGAGCATAGGTTTTAAGTCAGAATATGTTGTCATCTCGTCTGCATAAATATCCATTGTCGAGGCGATCTCTGGCATATATTCCATTTGGTCAAAATCAACGTAGCGCTCAGAACGACGTTGGTTGGCAATTGCATTTGTGGCTATGTTGTCTAACGGGTTGTATAACGACTTTTTAAATTGTTGACCAGAGGCTGATTTAAACCGAGAAGAGTATTTATCTAAATGTTGTCTTCTAATTCTTCGGCCGGACTGTGAACGATAATTTACTATTGGACCAGAAAATAATCTTGTTAACCTTTTAAACAGCTCTGATTGTTGATTTGCTGGGTTGTTTCCGTTTTTTCTTCTATTGTCTGCCATTTAGTTTCTCACTTTATAATCCACTTATATTGATCATATAAGCTTTTAGCTTCATTCATTTTATCAAATATATTCTCTTTTTTGTAGCCCTGTTGACCTTTAATTTTTGTATTCATAGTAGTTTTAGTGGTAACAATTGCATTAACAAAAGCTTTTTGATAATTTAAATCTCTGGCACTTGTTTGTAATGCTGTGTCTCTAACCCAGCATCCTATTGCTAAAGCCATTATTAAATCATCATGATAGCCTTTCATCGCTTGTGGCTTACCGTTCCTCCAAATAAAAGTCTTCATTTCGTTAATTGTTCGAGATGAATATATCGTAATTAGTTTATTTCTGATAAACTCTTCCAATTTCGCAACTATAAGTGGTCGAGTTTTCATAGATGTAGTAAATCCAGCCACCGCGGAGCTTCTTGTTTCAGCTTGATGTTGCTCTATATACTCATGTGTAGACTTGACAGAGTAATACAAATTTGGATATCCATATTCAACGAGTTTATCGAGGACCGTGTAACCGATGTTATTGTTCTCTACCACAAGCATCGCATTTCCAAATTCTCGCCCTACTTGGTTCAAGAAGTTTGCATACATGTCTGGCGTTGGTTTACCTTGATACTCGCCTACTATTTCGAGAGTTTCTAATTTAATCATATGCAATGTTGAATAGTCTGCGCCGTCACCGCGAGAGACATCTGCGACAGCAAGGTAGTTGCAAGATGGATCAAACTCTTCCCATATCCAAAAATTTCTATCAAATCCAGTTCTATGTTTGGGTTCTTTTACGTTTTCTAATAACCATTTCATACAATCAGGATCTATAACAGTTTCACCAGATGTATTGAAGTTGCATTCAAGCTCCTGTGCAATCTGGCGCTTGGACATATTTTTTGTTTCTTTTTTATACCAAGCTTCATCTCTATCGGGGTGAACATCCCATGGAAGCGTTGTTAGATTAAAATTGTTAGCGGCACTTTCTGCATCTACGCAAGTTTTGTGAAACCAGTTACCTACGCCATTGGGAGTTGATAATGCGATACAACGACCACCAGTTGACAGTGTAGGGTATAGACCTGTCCATAATTCCTCAAGGCCTTCAATATGAGCGGCCTCGTCGAGAACAAGCAAAGACAATGCCTCGGAACGACCAGCATCGCCGGAGGTAGAGGCAGCCTTAATGGACGAACCGTTTGACAACTCAAAGGACGTGCGGTTGTCAACTGAGATGGTTGCAATGCGGATCCACTCAGGTAGATTCTTCATGATACTTTTAACTTTTTTAACCAAGTTGCCTGCAGTTGCAAATTTGGTAGCCATGACAAGAATGGACTTATCGCGATGAAAAAGCATAAGCCAGGATATATACCCCGCTGTAATAGTTGATATGCCCAGCTGCCTTGCTTTTAAGATTACATTAAATCGATAATCATTGAAGTCTTGCAACAGTGTATCTTGAAAGTCGTAAGTGTCAAATAATATTAGACCTTGTAATGGGTGCGATATTCTTGCGTATGTTTTCAAAAAATAAGCTGGATCTTTTCCACACTTAAGTATTTCTTTTACTTGTTGTTTTTTATCTAACTGAAAGGGCATTAGTCATTTGAAGATTTTGGTCTGGTGTCGTTGTCGGGACGCTTGCCACCGTCACCAGTCCAGCCGCCTTGTGAGATGAACTTCTCCCAATTAGCTTCAGGCTTTGTATCTGCCTCTGCTGATACTGCCATCTCTTCATCGAGCCCGCCAATCCGATAATGCAATTTTGCAGTAACCCAAGATCGAACACGTGAAGAGTTTTCTACACGAACATCAATCTCGCCGTCCTTGGTTAAGGTTATTGATTCTCCACAAATTTTACGATACTCTTTTTTCAAAAAAGTAACAATGTCGGCCATACGTTGTTCGACATCAGCTTCAAAACCATTAGCATAAACCTCTTTAAGTTGAACTTCGGACATATAATTTAAGCACATCATATTGCCAAAAAACTTTACACCGAAGCCATCCATTACTCTTTTGTCAAGAATCGGATCGCCTTCTTCCCTTTGGAGGCCGGCCTTAATCGGCTCTCCATTTTCATCTAAAGCGCCATCATACGCATTAGCTGCTGCCTGTGAAAGACATTGAACTATTTCATAAACTGTTGCCATTATTTGGTCTCCATCCTTTTAGCCATCGTTCTTCTCTACCTTCAACATATTGAATATAACATTTGCTGCAACATTCAAACTTTATTAAAGAAACATCATCCTTAACGCTTTTTGGAAAAGCACCACAAACAGGACAATTTTTTAAAGATTCTCTATTAAGTAGTTTTTTTGATATCTTTATACCATTTACATCTACTTTTTCTGTATACTGTTCTCTTTTATTGTTACGATCATAAAGCAATCTCATTTGCTCAAGATATTCTTTTTCTTTTTCCTCGTTCCAATTTGACTTAGGGTTTGCTATCGCATCGTCACCATATTTTTCTTTTATTGCTTTCTCGATAGCAGCTATTTGATCGTAGTCATTACTCACTAATCACCTCATAAACGGTGTAGGACATTGCAACACCACCAACAATGCCTATTGCAAACCACATCCAAGGATCTTTTTTAGATTGTTTTTTAAGGGCTGCAGCTAACGCATCGCTTTCTCTCTCAAGTGACTGCACTCTCATATCATATTCTGATACTAAGGCATCGTGTCTGATGGTTATGTTCTCTAAGTCTAGTTGATACTCAGCCTCTTGCAAACCAAGTTCATATTTCAAACGTGCTTCACAAAATGTGTTAAATGCTTGCGCTTCAGATAAAATAAAAGCTGTGGCGGGTGGATCAAACAAGACCCCTTCGAATGGTGCACACTGATTTAAGCCTAAGAACGTAAACTTTCCCGGTGATTCGGCAATTGCAGTATTACTCCACAAACTCAAAGCCATAAGTGTCAACAATCTCATTAGCTAGTCCCTCCTTATCTTTTGAAAACAATCTTTCATAATCTCTCATTCTTTTTTCTTTTTCTTCTTGCAATTCTTTTTGTGTTCTTTCATAATCTTGTCTTATGTCTTTTATAGCTTTCTTATAAACATCAATCGCTTGCTCACGTCTTGCAATTTCTTCACCATGTATTGCTTGCAGTGCTTCAATTCGTTCGCGTGTTTCTTCTTTTGATATCTCGTATGCTTTATTTAAGGCTCTATAGTCCATATGACTTTTAAAAGAAACCACCAACAAAGAAACAACTACTAATATTTCTTTCCAATTTTTAAGACAAAACTGTAATACTTTTGCCCACGTCATGCTACCCCCTTGAGTTTAGCAATACCATCAATTACGGTTTGACCACCAATGTAAATAGCTGAAATAATAACCCAATCGCTTGAGGCCAAATCTGAAAATGCTAATAGCCCTGTCGCAGTGAGCCACACAAGAAACTTGCGTGAGATCATTTTTTCAACTAGTCTATCTAATTTACCTTGAACGTAATTCATCATGTATTATTAATCATTAGAAAATGATATGCCATAAGCTTTTTTAAATTCTATTATTGCTGCACTTACATCATCATCTGTGGCCGGGCCGTCATACCAGGCGTCGAACTTTTCTTCTATTTTGGTTACTGAGATTTCCCTTGCGTTGATCCCTTGAGCCAGTAATAATCTTACCAAAATTTCATTTGGAGTTTCAGATGGACTTTCTTCAACAACAGTTAATTCTGGTGACGTTGCTGTTTTTCTTATAATCCAGTTCCATAATCTCTTCAACCAATTCATATCAATATCCTCTTTATAATTTTTGCCTCATGGGCGCGAAAATCTCACTAGTGGGAGCATTATCTAAATAGTTTCTCAGTCTTTCTGGAACTAATTTTTCACCGGACAAATCCCTAAATTGTTCAAGTATCGCGTAAATATGATTTTTTACAATTTCACCAAAGGTACCAATGGATAATTTAAGTTTTGCTAATATTAGATTGTCCACTTCTTTCTCTTCAGGAGTCACGCCGCCTAGGCCTATTATTTTCATCTCGGTGCCAAGTTTATCAATATAATTTATTAACTCTTTCATATTTTCATTTTCTCTTGCCAGTTCGGATTCTATGTAATTTTCTTCTAAAGATTGTCCTTGATTACTCACTTGTTTGCTTACCGTTGATAAAATCCTGGCGATTTTCTCAATTTCGTCTTTATAGGCGCGGGATGGGCCGTGTGGCATATTTTCTGCAAAAAATCTAGACTCTTTGTCGACTGTCTGTGTCGCTAATTCCAACATGAGATTAAGCGCTATTGACGCCTGCATCAATCCAAGGGCAACGTTTTCGTGTGCTTTTTTCTTATTTACTGAATCTACACCTGTTCCAATAGATGTAAGTTCAGAGTCCAAGTCAAACTCAACAAGAGCGTTCGAAATCTCTTCCTTAATAATCTCTTTAAGTTTTTGTTTTGTAATCTTCATGCTCTCGGGTCCATAATGTTTAAAACTCGAACGAACATTCTGGTGTCGTATTCTTCACCAACATCCATGTTATATTTTGGCACTTTACCGAGATTAAGAACCAAATATCCAGCATCACTATCTACTATTTGAAGTATATCACCTTGATTAATCGGATTGCCTTCGTCGTCGGTAAGGTTTTCATTAATTACTTCAGAAATCTCTTCTTTGATAATCTGCTTAAGTTGTTGTTTTGTAATCTTCATTTTGGAACTCCTATGTTGCTAATCTATTCATACTTAGTAAACATCATCTTTAGGGTTGTCTGCCAAAATTTGATCGGCTAAGCCCTGTAAATGTTGCGCTAATGAGCGGGCGCCGGCAGGACCGCCGTAACCATCTTTTGCAAGCTTTTGAACCAATGCTGTGATCTGTTTTGTTGCTTGGGTAGTTTGATAAAGGTTACCTGTACCTTTTATAGCGTCGGAAGCCTTTGCACCCACAGCGCCGGCTGCACCTTTAAGTGAGTCTAAAAAGCCTTCGTCAAGAGGCTCTTCGAAACTCTCTTCTTCAAGGTGCTTCGAGACGGAGCCGTATTTACCCGCGTTCGCACGTGCGGCTGCTATGCGTTTATCCCTAGCTTCAAGCTCTTCTTTAGCCCATGAGGGGTACTGGCCTGTCTTGTCGTAGTAGTCATTTACTAGTGCGATGTTCATCATCACGTTATCGGTGGGCTCTGGCTCGGGTATGGTGTCTGAGGGGCGAGACTTTCGCTTTATTGAAGCTTCGTTAATTGTGTCCGTCTTCTCATCCATGAACCAACGAGGGTCAATTCTTTTTGTGTTTTTACGTCTAGCCATTATAATCTCCTATGTTGCTAATCCATTCATACTTAGTGGGGGCAAATTCTTGACCCGATCGGCGGGCACGAGGTCACCATCATCGTCGAGCCTTGGTGGATCACCAGGCCTGGCGGCTGCAGATGAACTGACTCTATTGTCATGTCTAGCAGCTAAATATTGATATAAGACATCGCCACTCAAGCCGGCTGTCTTTGTTAAAAAGTCCATCTCTGCTTCAAGGTCTGCGACCGTGTTAAATGCGATATAATCATCGTCAATGAGTCCGAATTTCGTGTGCTTATATTCAGGTAGCCTAACTAAGAGTCTTTGTGCTTGTGCATCGATTTCAAGTCCATACTTTTGGGCAATCGCATTAATTAGCAGATTTGCCTCATCTGGTTCTGGTTCTATCTCGGGTTTTGGTTCGCGAGGACCGCCGACTGCACGACCTGGAACATATTCTGCTTCGTTTAAATGCTTTCGCCAATTTTCAAATAGTTTCTTCATGTTGCTAATCCATTCATACTTAGTATCGCAATCAATCCAGGCACATTTTTCCTGACATAAACTCCAGAGAAAAGTGTCTCGCATCGACCGCCGACATAAGCGATTGCCGACTCAATATTCTTGCTGACTTTTGGATCAGCTACCATCTCTTCTGACACAACCAACACTAACGAGCCTGCAGCAGCCTTACCCTTGGGGGGCGGACACGCAGAACGATTCATGCAGTTATGAAGGATCACCGATCCAAGCTTTCCAGTATTTGGGTCTTTTATCATGGTCGAGCCCATAAAGGCTCTGCCGTCATTACCCAAGCATGTTTCCAAATCTTTAGAATCGAAAGATTGGATCGGTGAATCCTCAGTGGAGAGTTTAAGCACTTGGGCAAGCGACTTAGCAAATTGTGTGTTGGCAACAGGATACATGCCGAGCATGCCGATTCTGCCGCGAAGTAAGCGTGTAGAACGTTCGTTGTCAAGAATGATATGCGGATGCTTGGCAACATCATTTGCCAGTGTCAACGCATTACGAGCGATTGTAGGATTAAGATTTTCTTGTGCTGTTGGCCAAGAGACTACATAAACGACCTTGCCGCTTGACTGCACAGAGCGCATGTAACGCTCAAAGACAGGATGCAGAGCGGTAACAGAACTACCGGTGCCACCGCCACCGCCAGCAAGGACGAATAACCAATCAACTTTACCGAGTTTGATGCGGAGAGCATCTTCAACAATTGCACCATTTTGACTTAAAACCTCTTTTCCATATTCAGTGTTCTTGCCGATTCCATCAGAATCGGGGATGAGGACAACGTGGTCCTCTTCGACATTCTTTGGAATGTCTTTGCCTGTTGTATTGACAAGCAACGTTTTGTTGAAGCCAAGCTCAATAAAAGCATTGGCCATTTTGTTGCCTCCACCGCCGACGCCAACAAAGCCCACGTTTATAGAAGATGGAGCAGTGTTTTCTGGGAGTAAATCTTCATCAGAGTATTCCATCTGTAATCCGAAGTCCTCAACCATTCCGAAATCTTCTGCTGCGACTTCTTCGTGATAGTGGTCTTTCTCCTGATTAAAGGAGGGTGGTGGCTCTGCGGGAGGCAGAAAATCAAATTCGTTATTGTCATTATCGTTTGGCATTGATTATTCCTTTGTTTAAAAATTAAAATCGCTTATAGATAAAATCGGGAGTTGGGCTACCAACGCCGGGCGTTTGATAATCTTTTGGATTCAATTGACTCATATTTTTAATGTGTTCGATAAATTCCTGATTTCCTTCCGGCCTATCTTCGTTATTAACTCCGCTAAGCACCCTCTCTATGGTTGTGCCACCGACCTTGGAAGACCTACTATGGCCTCCATATCTTTCCCACATTTTTTTGTATAAATTGGCGGCCTTGTTAAGTTCTTCAGGAGATGGGGTTCCGTCTATTATTATGTTAAACACATGTGATGGATCCTTCATAAGACTTCTCATGGCCTTTGCCATTTCTGACCACGTGTCATATCCAGAATCGTAGTCACCTTGTGGTCTGGCTCGGCCGGTTTCTCCCGGGAGGGCACCACGCCTAGGCATCTCTTCATTGAAAATTTTTGTAAGCTCTTCTTTAATAATCTGCTTAAGTTGTGACTTGCTAATTTTCACTCTGTAGTCTCCTATTGATTTACTTTTGCGTATCCTGCTTTCTTTTCAATCACGATTTGCATGTCAACACAATCTTTGAGCGAATCAAGGTGCGAGATCAACAAAACATTCTTAAAATACACTTTAATTAGTTCTAAGATCCGAATAAAACCCGACATATTGTCTTCGTCCAAAGCAGTTCCAGGCTCGTCAAGGATAAAAATATCACCAGTAGGTAATGAAGACACACCAAGAAGTGCTAGCCGAATGGCCATGGCGGACAATGATTTTTCTGCACCTGATGCCATTTCGATAGGACGCTCTTCATACTTGGGGTGTTTAATAAAAATATCAAACTTATTTCCTGTGGCTTCGAAGAATACTTCAAAATCTACAATATTCGCAAGAACCTTGGCAATCTCTTCATTGATTACTGGTATTTTCTTCTTGATAATATCGTAGGCGATACCGTTAGGGTGCATGCACTGCATATACAAATCATAGGCGGCAAATTCACGCTGAAGATCTTGGTATTCTTGCTTTTGCTCATTAAGAGTTTTAACTTTTTGTTCATAGGTGCCAACAAGCTTAATATTGTCAAGCATTGCCTCTTCATTTTTCTTTAGCTCTTTTTGTTCAGAGTTTATGTCTTTTCTAAGAATTGATTGTTGTGTGATAAGTTTTTCAAGATTTTCAATTGTTTCTTTATTGTCTTCATACTCATTAATTTTTTCAGTAATTGTTTTTAAAGAAAATTGAGTTTTAGCTTTAACGGTCTTATTTTTTTCTCTAGAGAGCTTAAGTTTAGAAATGTTTTTTTCATGACTAGAAATGCTATTATGCATAACATTATACTGATGTAACTGTTCTTCGACTGTTTGTGGGCTTAAGTTTGATAAACAAGTTACAGCATCGCTAAGCTCATTTTGTGTTTGTTCTTTGGTTGCAACAGCAATATTGGCATCCCTAATAAATTTGCAGGCTGGGAATCCATCACCACAAGGTATGCCGTTAAGAAGCTTTTGTTTTTTATTGATTTCAATAAGACGTTTTTGGATAATTTCAATTTTATTATTTAACTTATCTATTTCTACTTTATCTTTCAATAGTTTTTTGTTGTCAATAAAAACCATTGCTTCGCGAAGTTGTTTCATAGCTTCTGTTTTGTTTAAAATATCTTCTGTTTGTTCTTTTATGGTTGCTGATAATTCAACAACCAACAATGCTTTATCTTTTTGATCAACCAATAACTTACGAATGTCAATCAATTCATTTGGTATATTTTCTATTTGATTAGAAATATCACTCTCAGCAGTGATTAAAGATTGTATTTTTTCTTTGGCTGTTTGGCATGTTAGTTTGTTTTCACTAGAAATTGTCTTATATTGTTTTAGCATACCAATTGCTTCTTCAATTTCTTCATCAAAATTTTTATTTTCAAGACGCTTAATCGCCCCCTTAAGATCAACCGAATCTTCTTTTGCTAATTTAAATTTACGCTCAAACTGTTCTAAATCTAAAAATTTAGCAATGATTTCCTTACGTCGTGTTGAGCCTTCATCGATAAATGCTAATGCACCATGTTGTGACGACAGTGAAGACACAGAAAAATCTTCAAGCGTTCCAAGTTGTCGTCTAATATTTGCGTCAGTCAGAGTGCGTGTCAGGCCATTTAGTGATTCAACAGTATCCATTACAGGATTATACACTTCAAAATTAAGTTCTGTCTTAGCTTCAAGTGTCTCTTCGCCTTTCAGTCTCTTAATATATTTTTTAGCTGACCGCTCAACAGTGTAAATCTTTTCACCAATTTGTATGCGCACTTTGCCGCGGCAATCTTCTTTGTTTTGGTTGATTACATTGAGATTCTTGCGTTCATTTTTAGATGTAGAATTAAATAATGTCCACAAGACACCATCGATAATCGATGACTTACCTGAAAAGTTTTTACCAAAGATGCCAATAATACCATCTAAGTCTTCAAAATTAACTTTATTGCTGTCACCATAATTGAAAAGGTTATCAAACTCAAAATCAACAAGCTTCCAATTAATATTTCTTGATACATCTTCGTTATCCTCTACAAACTTATTATACTTTTTATTAAGTTCATAGACCTTTTCAAGTGTTTTGTCTTCAACCTCATATGCAACAAGATACTCATCAATAAGTTCTTCTTGCACATCAATGTCTCGCAAGTTTTCAGTGCGTAAACCATCAGTTAACGCATCCACCGAGCCACGTTCACCTGATGCTCTGTTAAGAAATGATATAGTCTCTGGTTTAAAGCGATGCTTTGCGATATCAACCGCACGCTTCATCACATCAAGCGGAAGATTATTATTACTAACGAGCCGAAGGCGAGCACCAGACGGAATGGAAATATTTCGTGGCATTCGTCCCTTTTGTGTGAGTTCGATTGTGATGAATGGCTTGGGGTTTGTAAGGCCGACATGTCTAGTGCTCCATTTATTTTTATCTTGAATTTCCCACATCAAGTAGCCCTTGTCATTTGACTCTCCGTGGTTTTGTTGAACAAGAGAGCCAGGATATCTGGCTCTGCCTTCTTTATCTACCTTTTGATTTGTCTTATGAATATCACCAAGCATGGCATAATCATACTTCTCAAGTTCGTCAAGAGAAATATCACCGTGTGTCATCATCCAGCCACTATCTGTGACTGAGCCAACAACAGAGCCATGATATAAGGCAATGTTAACACGATCTTCTGGCAGATCCTTTTGCCAGTTTTCTGGATCCACAATAGATAAAACATGCAAATCAATACCATCTGCTACCTCCACCACTGATGCATATTTATGAAAATGTATATTAGGGTGATCGAGATAGTCTACGATTGGCGAGATAGCATCCAAACGACCACTATTTTTAAGGTTCATATCATGATTACCAAGTATCATATGATATGGCGCAATGTCAGCAAGGCCGACAAACAAGTCACTCATCATTTTGATTGCTTCTGGTGACATGTCCAACTTAGTGTGGAACGTGTCGCCAGTGTTTACAATGATGTCTGGTTTTTCTTCTCGTAGCTTTTCGTAAAGCTCGTTAAACACCGCAGTGTATTCTTTATGATAACGTAATTTTCGGATATGGATATCCGATACGTGTGCAATTTTAATCACATGTTCTCCTATTAATCTTGTGGGATTTCAATACTCATCAATGCGTCAAGTTGCTTGTCGCTTAGCAAGTCGTCATTGAGATTCACTCCGTTGTTTCCTGACAACGAAAGGTAAGAAATAAATCCGAGTGTAAATCCGAAAATAATTGTTTTGATGAACTTCATCATTGCCTCCATATTACAACTATAGCATTGCCACATATGCTTGTCAAGTGTTTTTTAACGTCTTTCTAGCGGGCGCCCAATTTTAAACATGGTATCTTTAATAAATTTATTAAACTCTTCTTCGCTATTAACGCCGAGCGATTCATAAAGGAACTCGCGTTCTTCAGGATTGTCAATATGATAGTTTAGCAAATCTCGTGTTTTTTCTTCCATCAAATCAGCATATACTGTATATGCAACTGTCCAATCTGGCGGCAAGATTTGTGATCCATCGGCCGCTTTTTTAAAGTTACCTTTGCCTCCGATACCACCAGCCCATTTTCCTACATCACCATACACTTGATTTTTGAGTAATGGCAGTTCAACCATTGGATTAGCTTCTGCTCTATCTCTTAAAAACTTATAGTATCTGCCGGCTGTAGTGCCCATTAATGGTAGTGGAGTATCGGGACTAATCTGATCAACTGGAATCATCTTATATTTGTAAATCCATACGGTGCTTGATACCGGAGCTTTGTCGAGAGCTTCCATAGATATATCATATTTTGACCATGCGTCATCTATCTTTTGTTGATTCGTCATTCCAGAAAACTGTTCTTGATCATAATATGTGCCTGCTATGTCTTTTACTCTAAAAACATCCTCTTCTTCAGCATCTTGAACTTGCAACTCAATTTCTTCACCAGTATCAACACTATCGCTGCCTGCTAAATAAGCGCCCGTTAGTCCACCAGCAACCGTCGAAGCTACAAGTGCTACTGGTAAAGCAAGACGCTGGGCAACTCTCTTAATGGCGGCCGCATCGCCTCCCAATTTATTCACTAAGTCACGCACGCGCTGCTGAATGTCTTCATTTAATTTTTTATTTGTTGTAGAAGATAATATTGCTTTAATAATTTTATCATCCAAAGGAACTGTTTCGCTTCTGTGAGGTTTTAGCGGGAAGAAGTTTTTAGGAGTGTCACGGTTGCCTGACAATTGTGCAGCTCTTATGCTGGTGCCGGCTGCAGCTGAATAATTACCCACTTCTTTAAGGTTCTGAATTTCTTCCAAAATAATTTGCAACAACTTTTCTTCGGTAAAATTCATAATTTCTGCAACTCCTTTTGCGTGTCTAGCAGCTTGAGCTTTTTCAAATGCTGCTTTGTTTTTCCAGCACTGGCGTTTGCCTCCATCTTTTTTAATAGTTACAAAACTCCCAGATTTACCAGATGCATTTTTACATTTTTCGCTTCGTTTATAATAAGGCATTTTATACCGCCGACAACATATCTAGCAATAAATAGTTATCGCCCTCAATAAAGGTAGCGTTGTTTTTGCGCTCTTCAAAAACAACTTTTGGCATTGAACCAACATCTTCGTAGCCAGAAACGTCTATTTTATAAAGCTCAACATCGTATTCCAAAAGCGTTTTAATAACCTTTCTTTCTTTTTTTGCTGCGTCGGGATCGAGTGCGATGTAGATTGGGGTGTCGTTCCGTACAATCTCTCGTAATAATTTGGACCCCTTCCGTAAGGTTGAACCCAATATAGGAACAGCATTTCCTGCGACCAGTGCATCAAAAACTCCTTCGACCATAACAAGGTCTTTATTCCAGTCGATATATAGTTCGTTAAAAGTGATATCTTTAGATGCTTTTGGATTTTTATATTTATAAGAATCTTCTGTATACGATCTAGCGATAAAGTAGTTTATATCCCCTTCATTGTCAAATGATGGGATTATAATTCTGTTTCGGTATTCGCCACCAAAACAGTATCCGACTTTCCATTTTAAAATGTCGTTTTTAGTAACTCCCCTGTTTTGCAAATATTTTAAAGCATATAATCCAGTAGCGGGAATTTTATTAGAACACAGACTTATGAATTCTTTTGGGAGTTCGAGTTTCTGATTACTTTCTCCACACTCTGGTTCCATAAATAAATCAGCAAACCTTTCAAGATCTGACCTGTTTGTAATTTGGTCCCATTTCTGTAGTTGTGTATACGAACCAAAACGTCTAACAATGCGCCTAATATTACGACCGCGATAATCGCAAATCCAACACTTATAAACATTCTTATCGAGATTAACAGAGAACTTACGCTTGTGGTGATTGCACGAAGGGCAGCGAAAAAGTAACTCATTGCCTTTGTCTGAATAGTTTCCAAGCGCTTCATGTAATATTTTCTTTGCTTCTTTTTTGTTCATGGGCCCTCATAAGCATATTACCATATGTTATTGTTATTTGTCAACAAAAAAACGATCACCATGCATATGATGATCGCTAATTTGTTAATAACTAGAATTACTCAGTTTCAGCTGAATTTTCTTGGGCGTCAACCAACTCTACTTCAAAAGTTAATTCTTTTCCAGCGAGTGGGTGATTGAGGTCTAATACAACACTGTCGTCATCAACCGACTGCACTTTTGCAATGAATTGTCCAGCAGGACCTGTTCCTTGCACGGTGCCACCTACAACAAACTCAAAATCATCATCAAATGCTGTTCTGGGAACATTCTGAATTGCTTCTTGTTGTGGCTCACCATATGCCTCTTCGGGTGATAAGGTAATTGTCTTAGTCTCACCAATTGTCATTCCAACAACAGCATCGTTGAACGCTGGAAGCAACTGGCCACTTCCAAGTTGGAAGTCTAAGGTTTGTCCGCGTGTGCGGGAGTTATCGAACTCTGTCCCGTCAGACAGGGTTCCTTTATAATGGACACTAACATTTTGTCCGCTTGTTACTTTCATTTTATCTCCTAGGTTGATGAAAGATCATCTTGTGTATATTAACACCATCTAAATAGGGTGTCAAGTATTTTTTAAGTTTTTTGTTCCAATGCATAGCCGGCCTTAGCTATCACTATGGCATCAGCCCTGTCATATGATTCTGGTTTGGGGTTACCGTGTTTTGTGTATTCTATCTTAAATGCCGGCTCGTTGTCAAGTAAATATTGTAATACTACTTGTTTTGCTTTTTGTCCTCTTGGAACTTTTATTCCTGCTTGTTTGCGGGCCGACGTTGCCCCAATAAATTCTGGTCTAATTTCAAACAACTCAAACACAAGCCAAGAAACAATACCATTAAATCTAGTAAGTGTAGAAAGTGTTTTTGCAGAAGATTTTCCGCCCATGAACATATGTAGGGACTGCTCAATATAAATGTGTTCAATGGGATACTCAGATGCACCATATCCTGCAGCAACATCATCATTATTACACTGATACATCTCGTAGATATCGAGCAGTTTTTCTTTCATTGCTATTGTTTTGTCAAAGATGTTTTTATATTTTCTCAAATCAATTGAGTCATAAAAAACAAGTTGATTGTCTGCAACAATGGCAAACCCTGTTATGCTGGTACTTATATCAATTCCTAAAATCATGTTTACTATTATACTATATGTCCAGCTTTAATTTAAACGAATAATCTTGCCCTTCTTCTTTTAATATAGGGTTTGATATAGTTGCGACACCCATCAGGTTTTTACTTTTATCATAAATTGCTATTCTGGAAACATATACATTTCTTTTGAAAGGCGCATTATAGTCAGAATAACTTGAGCTTACAATGTTTTTGATTCTTATGTCAGCGCGCTCTTCATAAACGTGCGAAGAAGTAAACTCAGTGTGGGTTTGACCATGCTCCAAAAATGTTGGATTATTAGAATAGTTTACTTGGCCACGCATAGCATGTGCAAACATTGTCACTACTTGTGTTTCTGTATGACCTTTAAAGTCAAGATTATATGATGCAGAAACATAATTTGCCCCCAAATTACCTTTGTTTAAACCATCTCCCGCACCAACACCATAATATAACCACGATGGGTTCACGGCCGTTGAACCATCTCTCAAGTATAGTGTTGCTGTTGAAAGTTGCCATGAGCCGGTTAGCAAAATAATACCCTCGTCATACATAACAACCCCAGCTACCTTACCGTCGTTACTTGAGATAGTGCCTGAGACTTGTATTAGTTCTCCGTTTTCTCTTAGATCTTTTAATTCTGCTATCAATGATCCTGAGTAATTCCATTTCAAAGACAAGCTTCCTGGCTTTATTTTTGTGCCATAGAAAATTGATGGAATTGACAATATATTTAAATTTTGCTCGTCCTTGTTGCCATATGGAGAACTAACTTTGTAATGTAAACTTCTGACAGCATAAAAGTCTAGTCTGTTTCTTAATGCTACGTAGTGTTTTTGTTCTTTATTAACTGGATATCCGTCCGCCATCAAGGAAGAGCGGGAACCAGTTATGAACTCTCTGGTTATTGAGGCTGTTAATGGATATTGTCCTTGTAAAATATCTCCATATTGAAACTCACTATTATAGGCCGTTTTGCCAACCGCATTAGCACCCACAGTTTTAAAACTCGAACGAGCACTATCTTTTGAAATCCAGGGTGCAATACGGCCATAATCTCGAACTGTGCCAGAAACTAGAGGCACTGTTGTTCCATCTGGCTCCCCGGTTGACCCTAACGGCATATAAGGGCGATCAATGTTAAACTCATACAAACTTATAGAACCTACGGGAGCATTCTTTACTGTTGCATTTCTAGTGCCTTTCTGGTTGGGGGTTGAGTTGTAATATGTTCTTCCATCAAAAACAAAAAAATTCACCTTTGGATATGCGCGCATAGTATTGCGAAACACATCGTTATCGGTGAATTTTCTAAAAGACATGCTATATTCCTCTTTATAGTAAGTAGTCTCCTACTTGAAAGACGATTAGTAGTCCAATCTAACTCGTAGAATCAATTCGTTGCTTGGATCTTTCATCAGCGGCTCAGATAATTTGGCAGTTGCTAAAAGTTCGTTTTGTGAATTATAAAGCCCCACAGTCGTAATATATGCTCTAGGTGCGTCAGAAGCAACCTCTTTAACTCTAATCTTGCTACCAGAAGTATATGTTGGATTAGAGCTATAATTGTATTTATTGTGTGGCACTCTGCAGAAATAAATTTTCGAATTAATCTCAGTTGTGTTATTAAAGGAAACATTTTCAATTCTGCGTCTAACTGAATCGCAAGCACCACTAATTGATGCAGATGTCATTGTATTGTGGACAGTCCACCAACCACCTCCACCATTAGGATGAAACTGGGGAATGGAGCCAAATGCTGAAGAAGACAGCACCACAATACCAGCTTGGTAAAATACTACTCCCTGAACAATGTTGTTGGCTCCTTGTCTATATAACAAACCATAGTCGCCACCAATTGTGTTAGCTGTTTCAGTGGTAGCAGAAGCTGATATATCTTCGTAGGTGTAAGTCGTAGTGAAAGCCGCATCATAATCACCTCTACCGAGAGTAATTGAAAAAGAGCCTTTCTTAATTTGATCTTTAACCAACAATCTCGAAAAATTAATAAAAAAGCAGTTTGTCATTGTTCCAACACCATCAAGTGTTAGATCGTTTTCAAATTTGCGAACGCCATCTGTAGTCGAACCAGTGTATCCTAACAGGACCTGTGAATACTGGTTGTATAGATTTATTTTTTTGGATTGTGCAACGGGCGAGCCAACTGATGCTGACAGCGTACTTGTTTCATCGTAGCCAACTGTCAAATCAAAGATATGGTTTGCGGATGAACTTAAGTAAGGATAATCAAACACAGACTGATACATGCCGTGTGGATAGTTTTTAATGTTGTTGTCGCTATAAGCACCTGATATGATAGTCCCTGTTAATGGGATCACTTCGTGCAACAAGGTTCTTGTGGTAGTTACATCGGTGTTTGTGTCTAAATTTTCAAAGTTTTGAACTGGCATTATTTGTCTCCATTAGCTTCCTGTATATCTTAGAATTCTTATCGGCACCTGTGCGGTGGCGGTCGAACTTAGCCCCATAATATAGCAAGTAAAATCAATATAATCAAACCTATCAGAACTCCCGGGGAAAAGAGTTTGGTCTGTTTTGCCAAATTTTGTAAAGGCTACTGGTGTTGCATTCGCACTAGTTTTTCTCAATTCAGATCGTAAACTAAATGTCAGTGCTAATGCAGTGCCACGTGGGCCAGCTAAAGCAGAAGGATCATCTCTCGTGCCGGCTGTTGGGGCAAACAGTAAATTGTCAACACCTCTTATGTTATAAGTGGTATAGTTAGTTAAGTTTTGTGTTGGTGTCGGTGCACCTGCTGGCACCATGTTGGTGGGTATTTGAACCGAATCAGAGTTTTCGCCACCTGTAAACATTTGTTTACCGTCTAGTTGTCTCACGCTGGAAACAAATCTTGAATCAACAGATACTTGGAACGTTTTATCCAACATACCAACAGAAGTAATCAAGCTTTGTCTTGCTACAGAATCTGCTTCTTCATCAGTGGTATCAATACCTGATTCAAGATACAATCTCTTGTCTGACATTCCCGCCAATGATGGAATTATTCTTTCGCCATTTACTCCGAGCGCTGTTGCTGTTTTTACTCTTTTAGCCGTTTCGCCGTTTACTGGAACATAATAAATGGTTCCACTTGGCTGCACTGCGGCATCAAAGTTTTTATTAACTTTAATTGTTGGCATGTATAGAATATCAGTTCTTGTCATTGATAACAAGCCATAATTAATTGATGAATTTTGCGCAGTGACAGCTTCAAAAACAGGAGTTTGAAGTATTTCTAGATCACTGTATGCTGAACCAGATGGATGATCAACGTCGTATTGGCTATAATTAATTTCATCATCACCTAAAGCAAACTTAGTAATTCTAAAGTTTCCGTTGGCCATTTTTCTACGGCCCAAATCAGTTAATACTGCATCTAAAATAATGTCGCCTGAAGCGTCTATAAAAGCCATTTATTTTCCTCTCTTACATAAATAGTGTGTATTTTTTTTGTTCGACAATAAGAATTTATTTTATTACGTGCCGGCATATCTAACTATCCTGATTGGTATACTGATTCTAGCATCAGATGATAGTGCTTGTATATAAATAGTTGTATCTATAAAATCATACAAATCTGCGCTTCCAAACAATGCATTGCTTGTGGTTCCAAACTTTGTGTATCTATAATCAGGTGAATTATTAGAATCAGATGTCATTTCATCTAAAACTTTAAAGTTAAGCGCAAACACCGAAGATCTTGGTCCAAAAATTGAAGAATGTTTTTGACCTGTGCGGACTATATCTGGCATACCATCATGTGGATCATCATATGCATAATCAATTATGTCATTATCAACAGCTTCAATTCTATAGCTTGAGTGATTGTCATCAACTGAAGGTAATGATATTTTTACGGTATCTTGAAGCGGCTCCAAGTTCATGTATAAGTTATCCGCAATATCATTTTTAAAGATTGAGTCTCTTGGCGAGGTCAAAAGTTTATCGATATACCTATCATCACAATATGCTATAAAATACTTGTCATAAAGCCCCATTTGGCATAGGTATCTTTCTTTATTTATTAAAGTGGGATATATCTCCCCATCTTCACAAAGGATTCCTGACTCTATAATAATTTTAGTTTTTTCTATTGTGTTGTTTTCCAAAACATAATTGCGACCCCCAAGCTGAGTTTCTAATTTTCTGGACGTTTCAGTATTAACAGCAAAATACCAAAACTCATCTGAGTGTTTTTTTGCTGACTCTGGGACTTCTGTTCGCATGTTTACATTTAAACTTGGAAGGTGCAAGATATCTTCTCTAATAAAATTTTGAAGACCATAGGTTATGTTTGAATTCTGTCCTCCAAACGCTTCCATAATTGGAGCACCGTCCAATTTACTAAAATCTTCTGAGCCTGTCCCTACTGCTGGTTTATACAGGCCATAGTCAATTTCATCGTCGCCTAAAGCAAACTTATCGATTCTAAAATTACCTTGTGCCATTCTTTTGCGGCCAACATCTGTTAATGCTGCATCTAATACAATACCGCCGACGTTATCTTGAAAGCCCATTATGTATCCCTCAGATTATATTTAATGTTTAAATCTATTTTTTTACCTGTTTTCTTGGATGTTATTCTAAATTTAAAAGTTTTACCCCAAATTAAATCTTTTGCATTGCCAACCATGCCCTTTAGTTGATCTTTCTGACTAATTGCGGGCATGCTGTAGTCTACGTTTGCATCATTTAATTTAAGGTGATCTATTGCCGGCGTAATTTGCAATAGTTTTTTGAATTGCGTTGAGTCTTGTCTGCTATCTTCTTCTTGCAATTCGCTTTCATATATTACATCAAATTTTGTATATTTGTAGCCACCATCATTTATTAACTCAGCAACTTGTATTGGCGATAAATACCCTGAGTCACCGTTCGCATTTAAAAATCTAAAGAGGTAGTAGTATTTTTTATTTGTTCTAATTTTCTCTTCATAAAAACAACTGGTGTGTTTTTGTTGCTGCATGTTTTCAATTGATAAATCTTTAGTAAACACAAGATTGTTGTCAAAATCGCTGATTGATTTTGGTTTTTTATCTATTCTATAAACTTCCAACATTGACGGTCTTGAGACTGATCTTTTTGCTATTTGTTCGCCCGCAATCATATTATTTGATGTTTTGTATATTTGTGATTTTGTTCTTTCATCATTGTTGATTGGCGTTGGATATATTCCAAAACTACTCATTGTCGTTGTGTTAGTTGGATCAGTGGGAACTCTAAACGATTCTGTTCTAACATAAAATCCAATTATTTGAGAATCATCCTTTCTTTGATACGGTGTGACATCTGGGGCAACCGGTGGATGGTCCATGATTCTAATCGTTTTCGTTGCCACTGGTAATTCCACAATCCTAACGGATGGTGCAATGGTAAAATTATAATCTGCTAAATATTTATATGCAGATTTTATTTGGGCATTTGTTGCAAATTTATTATTGACTGGTTCAGTTAATGCTACTTGAACTTCTGTGCCAGAAGTCACATACACATATGTTCCTGTTTTTTTTGCCCAGGCGCGGTATAATGCCAACTCGATGCGTTTGCCAATATCTGTCATATCGTCACGCCATTTATTTCTAGCAGTTACCTGATGCCACTCAAAAGCTCCAGAATATACATCAGCATCGGTGCCCTCCGAGTGAACAAGAGAGGGATCGTAAATATGTGGAATGTTGTCGGCATAAAATTGTTTTATTTGAGTATCACCGGTGGCACCCAACGTAGTGAGTGCAGTTATAACATTATCTAAGGCTGGCTCTGCGCCAACAGAATCAGCTAACAAACTTTCAAAATCAAGACCCCCAGTTGATTCTCTAAAAGTATCGTATGATATTGAAGCGTCAAGACTTGGGAATATGTCCCTTAGTGTTAATTCTTCAATTAAGTATGCATACCTAAAAGCATCTAAATTTTGGTCAGATTCAATAATAATTTTTTCTGAACCTAATAAGTTTGTTTCCTCCATTAATAATTGACTAGCTGCATTATCTGTGGAGGGATCGTAAAATTCAATGCAAATATCTCTATCAGCGGTTGTCGGAGCAAACGAGCCAGTAGTGTCCCTCACGGTTACTACTCCAATTTGTCTAGAGATTCTAAGGTTATCGTATTTATATTGATATCCCGGTAAAACAACGTAGGCATATAAGGTGTATGTATATTCTTCATTCAATTTTATTTGAGTGTCGTGATATATCATATCAGCACCTTCAGTTCTCAAATCATTATCATTCATAAAATACATGTTCTGTATTGTTGTTAATCTTCGATCACTATCCAAAAAGGAACCACCAGTCTTTTTTAATCGATACGCTATTGTTTCGGCTCT